TGGTGCTGCGAGAGAGGATTGAACTCTCGACCTCTCCCTTACCAAGGGAGTGCCTGAACGCGAAAGCCCTGCAACACAAGGGTTTCGCCACCAGAACAAGACCGAAACATCACGATCTGTTCCGACGTATCTGTCAGGAAACTGTCAGCCGTTCCGCAGGCGTTCGCTGGCTGCTGGCGCTCCCGGCTCGTTCAGGGCTGGGGAGGGCGATCCGTGGCTAAGCTCTCTTGCTTGGAGCGCCAAGCCATTGCCAAGATGGTGCAGGGCGGTTTCACGTTCTGCGGCGACAGCTTCTTCCCGTCGTTTGCGTCCGCCCGACACTGCATGGCGTCTCTCGTGCGTCGTGGTTATGCGGCCGCGAGCCCCGACGCATTCGGTGACGCCTATAAGCCAACAGATGCTGCCCGCGATTTCGTCACCTACGGCATTGAGGCTGAAGAGGCGATGCAGAGAGAGGTTGGACATGGCTGAGCACACGCCTGGCCCGTGGCTAGCCTCCTCGTTCGGCTTGCAGGTGCTGACCGGCGATAGCTGGAACACGATCTGCGTCTTGCATGAAGGTCAAGGCGAGAAGTGGAAAGACCATCGGCAGGCTGGCTGGGAGGATGGCCGCTCAGCAGGGTCTCCAAACGCTAACGCCCTTCTCATCGCCGCCGCGCCCGATCTCCTCGATGCCCTCCTGAGCGTCGTCTACGTGTTCGGCATGAACAACGCCGAGCCGTTGGAACTGCGGCGCGCCATGTCGAAGCAGATGGACAAGGCTGTGGCCGCCATCAGGAAGGCGGAAGGCAGGCCCCTCCCCGCAGAAGCCTCTGATGGGATTGCGGCAGCCCGTCCTCTCGGGATCGGGCAGAGGGAGATGGATCATGGCTGATCGTCCGATCCTCTTCAGCGGTCCCATGGTGCGGGCCATCCTCGGTGGCCGAAAGACCCAGACGCGGCGACTGTTCAAGCCGGCGCCGCCCGATTGGGTGAACCACTGCGAAGAGGTGCAGCGGTTCAACATGCGTCAGGAATGGGTGCCGGCCGGCCTCTGGTGGTGGACCGAAACCGACGCGAGCGGTCAACTCGCGTTGCGCCGCTGGCCTGTCGACGAATACGGCCAGCGGTACGCGATCAAGCCGGCCTTCGCGAAAGGAGACCGACTTTGGGTCCGTGAGACGTGGTGCTGGGCAGCGCTCGGCGGCTACGACGCTCGGGATGATGGTGGCGAGGTCTGGTATCGAGCCTCTGATGATGGCGAGTGCGACGGGGCCTGGAAGCCGAGCATCCACATGCCCCGGCGGTGCTCCCGCCTCACGCTGATCGTCACCGACGTGCGCGTCGAGCGCCTGCAGGACATCGGTGAAGCCGACGCGATCGCCGAGGGCGCCGGCCAGTATTCGAGCACGACCAAGCTGCACCGTGACCGTCCCTACGACCCGTCGCTGAATGGGCACTACCGCGAGGGCTTCTCCGAACTGTGGGAGGGGCTGAACGCGAAGCGCGGCTTCGGCTGGGACGCGAACCCGTGGGTCGTCGCCGTCACCTTCGATGCGGTGAAGGCGAACATTGATACCCTCCCCGCAGAAGCCTCTGATGGGATTGCGGCAGCCCGTCCTCTCGGGATCGGGCAGAGGGATGAAGGAGGCTGCCGCGAAGACCTCGGGATCGGGCAGAGGGAGGTCGGACATGGGTGACAACCTCGTCCACCTCAAGTTCCGCAGCCCGCACATGGCCGACGACATGATGGCCCTGATCGCTTGCGGTCACTGCCGGAACAAGACGTTCACGCTGACGGAGGATCAGCCCGGCGGGTTCCCTTTGATGCGCTGCGCCGCTTGCGGCCAGCACATGGGCCGGATGGGCTATGTGCGAGATAACGGAGGTGCAGCATGACTGCCCTCCGCATCGTCGGGTCTCGCGAGCCGCTTCCCCAGCGGGGAGAAGAGACTGGCGCCTGGATGACGACAGAGGTGAACCCGCGCGCCCGCTCCGCCGGTTTCCATGGTGGGCGAAGCAGCTGGAAGCTGCACTTCGTGGAAGGAGTGGCGCACTCCGATAGCGCCCCGGTGCGCGGCAAGCGGTCTCTCTGCGGGACGCTTCCCACCTACGGCTGGGGGGTCGATCTCTTCATCTGCGATCGATGCAGGCGGTGCGAGGCTCGGCTTGCTTCGAAGCGCGCGGCGGCAGCCTGCCCTAGCGAGGACTTCGGGGGCACGCAGGCCGAGAGCGAGCGGGATCGTGTCAGGCGAGAGCTTTACCTGAAGGCAGACCATGAGGTCGGCTGTCCTGTGGCTTCTCTTGGCCCGTCTGATCGCCTTCGGGGCATCGTTGTGTGCATGTGCGGCGCTTATGCCGCCTGCGATCAAGCGCTTGAACGGCTTGAGGTCGAGAGCGAGCGTGAAGCGGTCGTTCGAGAAACCTGCGAGCCCGGCGGCTATGGCGGAACCAACTACGAGGTCGAAGGCGATCTGGAAGCCGTCACGCAGGCCATAGCCCGCATCCACGGACAGTTCCCGACGCCTGGTTACGGCACTTGGTTCAATTGGCCGCCGGGGAAGCTGACGCCACAGGGCAGGCCGCATCCGTATCTGGCGCCGACCGATCTTGGTGATGGCCGGTGGATCGCTCGCGGCCATCGCTCCAACAGCTGCGATTGAGGGCTAGCATGATCCCCACCCTCCCCGCAGAAGGCGGTGATAGCGTCGCGGCAGCCCATTCTTCATCGGAGACCACCCATGGATAAGACGCGAGACGAGAAGATCGACGCTGGCGCCCGCTTCCTGCGCGAGACCACCCAGGCCGGCAAGAACCTGACGCCGTGGGCGGAGACACCGAAGGCGGCGAAGAAGAAGTGGCTGCGCCTTGCCGAAGGCGTCTTGGACGCGATGGAGACCACCCATGGATAAGAAGGCTGCCGCGATGCGTGAGCCCGACAACAGCGAAGACCTCCTCGCCGTCCTGGAGGCTGCATTCGGTGGGCTGGTCTACGACTGGCCGTGGCCGGCTCGATGGAAGCCGGGCCTCTTGGATCGGAAGGCGCGCCGCGACGAGGCCCGCATCAACGCGGCGCTCGCGGTCGTTCTTCTGCCGCCGATCGATGATGGCTTCCGGCGCCGCTTCTACGAAGAGGTCCGCTTCGGCCAAGCCGATGAGGATGCCGGCGGCTACCTCTGGCGCTGCTGGTGCCGGGCCATGCAGCAGCCAAACATGTTCCTGACGCGCTACGGACGCGGCTACGAGCCGGGAGAAGCAGCATGAAGCGGTTGGTTCTAGTGCCCGATGGCTGGCCTTGCCTACTCGGCGAGTGCCGACCGGGCCTCTTCGTCTTCGAGGGCGAGACGGTCTGCATCAAGACGGATTACGGCGACGACGCCTTCTTGGAGGGCGGTGATGCGTTCTGGGGCGGAGTGTCAAATCAGGACGACCGCAGCGCCCTCGTCGTCCAGCCTGTCCGCTCGGAATGGCAGGAGTACGAGGAATGAATGGCGTGGATCTCGCCGGCTTCGCAGACCTGCCGATCATCCGTGACGAAGCCATGCTGCGCCGAGCATGGGTGGGATACGACGTAGCTGGGCGCATGGTTGTCTACGCTATCGCCGGCCATGAACCTCGGCACATGAGCGAAGAGCCCATCGTCTCGATCCGCATGGGCGTCGACTTCTACGACGCCTTCGCGGAGCAGATGAAGCAAGGGCCGCCCGCCCCCGGTGACATGTACAAGCGTGCGTTCGCGAAGGCCGAGGCGCGGGTCCAGGCAATTCGGATGCTCGACCGTTTCGAGGAGATCATGAAGGAGATGCTGGCCGATCCGGCGGAGGAGATGAGCGATGAGCGCGGTTGACGAGGACCAGATCGCCGATTGGTCGCAGGAGATCATCGGCGACCTCATCGCTTGCGAAGCCTTGCGCGACGACAGGCAGAGCCACGAAGAGACGCTGAAGCTCCACGACGCCATCGCCAAGACGCTCCGGCACATCGTTGAGTGGGTGGCGGAGGAGGCGCAGGAGCGGGTGGCTGGACACGTCTCATGGAGCCCGATCATTCACCCTGACTTCGACAAGGGTTTCCTGGCAGGGCTGAGCCATGGCTACCACCTCGGCGAAGAGGGCGACGAAAGGCGGTTCTACATGTCCCGCGAAACCTATCTGGCTCGGGTGAATGACCGTCCTCGGCTTCTTGCGCTCTATGAGGCGCAGCGCTCCACCCTCCCCGCAGAAGGCTGTGACAGCGTTGCGGCAGCCCATTCTTCATCGGAGACCGATCATGTCTGAGACACGAGCCCTCGACAGGTTCGAGGTCGCCACCCTTCGCTTTCTGGCGGCTCAGGGCGGAGGCTTCACAGCCGGCACCATCGCCCGGGAATGCGGCTGGGGTAGTTCCCGGAGCCAGATGGCTCTCTTCCGCACCTGGACGATCAAGGGGCTTTACGAGACCGGCTTCATCGAGAAGATCGATGCGGAGAAGCCCGCCGTCTACGTCATCACGAACAAAGGCCGCTATGCGATCGAGCGGGGTCCTGCTCATGTCTGAGACACAGAAGGAGAAGGCTGCCGCGATGCCGACCATCGCCAAGACGACAATGGTGGAGCGGGTGGCGCGGGCGATCTATGAGGGCCGTAACGGCGCCGGGTGCATCCCGTGGGCGCGTCGAGACGGCGCCCACCGCAAACCCTATCTGTCCGACGCTCGCGCTGCCATCGCTGCCATGCGCGATCCAACGCCGGCAATTGTCGAGGCAGTCAAGCCGTGGCCTGGGCATTGTTGGGGACAGATCGAGACCGCAGGCTCTGCGAAACGTGCTGCCTATCTAGCGGATCAGGCAACCGCAACGAGCAGCTTCACGACAATGATCGACGCCGCCCTCGCCGAAGACCCTCTGCCCGAGACCAAGGGCATCGCGGCAGCCTGACCCTCCCCGCCTCTGCTCATAGCTGGAAAGGCTAGCCTCTCCAGCCCGACTCATGCCATCTGTTCTACCTTCGTTCACGGCAGCGGAGGCAGGCGATGGGACTTCGAGACATCAACCGGCAGGACAAGAAGGGCTGCCGGGTCTGGCGCATCTGGGTCGGATCGCGCGATGAGATGGTGAGCGAGCACGAGCGTCTGGTCGAAGCGCGCGAGGCCTACGAGGCTGCAAAGGCCCGCTGGCCCGAAGGCGTGTTCGAGCTTCGGACTGGGGCGCATGTCGTCCAGCGCAGCGACCAGGAGGGCGAGCGGGCCGATCTCGCGTGGTGTCGCGCCAACCTGCCCTGGATGTTTCGATGAAGGTCGAGGACATCCCGATCAGCGGCCCGATGATCGGACGCGATCTCCAGCGCTTCCTCAAGACGCTCTGGCTCACCGACCGACAGCTCGCCGCCCTCTTCGACGTTGAGCCCGCCTTCATCGAGCGCATCATCTACGGCAACAGGCGGGTACCGAGGGCGATCGAGCTTATGGTCGATGCGTGGCTGATGGGCGAGAAGCCCAGGCCGGAAGCCCCGGAGGTGCGCGGGCAGAGGCGCTTGCAGTTCAAGCGGCAGTGAGGGGCGCCTGAAACGACGAAGCCCGCCAATCGGGGAACGATAGGGCGGGCTTCGGGTGGGACGCGAAGATCGGAGCCAACCCGTCCCACATCGACAGCTTAAGAGCAGCGGCAGGGCGTGTCACGAACGAAAAAGCCCGCTCCTCGTGCGAAAGGAGCGGGCGTGTTTGCGGGCGGCGAATTCCCTCAAGGGCACCCGCAGCGATAGACTGCCGTGGCGTACTTGCCTGGACCTGAACGACGAAAAGCCCCGCCGCATCGGGGATGATGCGACGGGGCCTCTATCTCGGCGTCGGACGAAGATCGCTGTGAGACGGGGCGGGTGTAGCACGATCAGCGATCGCGCGGCCCGCCCTCCCCGCCTCTGACCAAGGTCACGCCTTGCGCTTCGGCGTTGCGCCTGAGCTCGTCGCGGACGATGCGCATGAACTCCTCCTTCTGCGCCTCCGCCTTCTCGCGCTGGACATCCTCTTCCAACAGGTCGCCGATGCGCTCGAGCATAGCGTTGTTGTGGACCAGGGTTTCTCGGATCGCGCTCAACGTCTGAACCAAGGCATCCTGCGTCAGCCTGTCGGAAGTCGGCGACATCGCCACGACGGCGGTCGCGCGCTGGGCCAGCGTCTCGGCAGAGCTTTGAGCGTCGGACGCGGTCTGCTTGCCCTTCTGCTGTCCCTTCCAAGCCGACCACCCTGCAAGGATGCCCATGGTGACGACGAAGGCCAGGGCGCCGACGAGTTGCATCCACGGCGGATGCCCTTCAGTGCCCGGTATGGGGTTCATGCCTTGTGTCCTCGGCTGCGGTCTTTCGGAGAAGGCCCCACTCGTAGGCGGTGCGGGCCATGTTGATGAGTTCTCCGACCATCAGCGCGAGGTAGATGCCTGTCCCGGTCGACGCGAAGCCGACCGCATTCCACATGCCGAAGAAGACGAAAAACCAGAGCAGCGCATAGGCTGCCGACATGCCGCATCGAGCGGACGGCGACGCCTTCCAAAGCCCGTTGATGCCGAGGATGACGAAGCGGATGATCGCGAGGATGACGATGCTCCATCCCATCGTCTCTTCGGTGCCGTGGATGTAGGCCAGGCTCGCGGCGATGACGTCGTAGGATGGCGAGAGCCCGAACGTGCTGCCCGGCTGAAGCAAGGCGTAGCCGAAGAGCGCCGCGCCCAGGCTCATCACCCACTCCAGCGCCTTGATGTTGAGGCTGTGGGCGATGTGCCGGATCGGCTCGACGATGAGGACGGCCATCATCAGACGTGGTTGCCCGCTCGAAACTTTGCGAGCTGTTCGGCGATGATCCTGCGGCCGAAGTAGATCAGCAGACCGCCTCCCACGACGACGAGCGCCGGCAGGCCGAAAGAGAACACCGCGTCCATCAGCCGGCGCCCGGCGGCAACCGTACTGACAGCGCGGTCGATGTCGTCGGCGCCGAGCTCGCCGTTGGTCAGCCGCTCGACGAGCATGCTGCCGCCGGCCAGGATCGCTCCGCCGCCCAGCTTCTCGATCGTGCCGGAGCGCTTGACGGTCGGCGCGTCGGCGATGTCGGCCTTCGTCGCATTGGCGCGGGCCGGCGCCACCTCGCGCTGAGGAGCGGCCTTGATCTGTCCCTCCAGCGCGGCCGTCATCCGCCCGTTGATCGGCAAGCCGTTCTGGCGCTGGAAGACGGTGATGGCGTCTCGGGTGGCCGGGCCGATGTCCCCGTCCGCGCGACCGACCATGACGTAGCCCTTGTCGTAGAGCATGGTCTGGATCCGGCGGATGTGCGCGGGGTTCGTGATCTCGAGATCGGCTTTGACCGCTGCGCCGACCGAAACCGGGCTCGCGGGCTTGTCAGCGCGGGCCTCGCGGATCGCCGCCTGCGTCTTCGGCCCGGCCAGGCCGTCGTCCGACAGCTTGGCGCCGCGCTGGAAGGCCATCACCGCCGCCTCGGTGCCGGGGCCGAAGATGCCGTCCGCGGCGCCAGCGTAGTGCCCGAGCGCAGCAAGGTCGCGCTGGAGCGCCTTCACCTCCTCGCCGCGCTCGCCGCGCATCAGCACGCCGTCGTCCACGACCGGAGCGGCAGCGTCCTCGGCTTCCCCGTAGTCGCCGCGGGCCATGAGGGCGGCTTCCTCCTTCCGACGCCGCACGAGCCCAGGCAGCGTCTTGCCCCGAGCCGTGGTGCCGGTGGTGCGGAGAAGGTCGGCGGCCTCCTCGTAGTCGGCGCGCTTCATGGCCTGCGCCCAGCGCCACTCCAGGGCGCCAGGGCCGAGGTTGAAGACGGCCGAGACGGCGGCGTCAAAGACGTGCTGCGGCACCGCGCGGCCGAGGAACCGGTTGACCGCCGCGCCGTACTCCTTGTTGATCACGAAGCGCAGGGCATTCTCCGCCTCGTCGCGCGTCATCGTGGCACCGGCGGCGAAGGGCTGGCCGGGGCGGTTCGCCTCCCACCATTCTTTGAAGGCGCCGCTCGCCCAGGTGAAGCCGATGCCAATGGTGGGCACGCCGATCGGGTCGCGATACCAGCGCGGGACGAAACCTTCATGCACGCGGATGAAGGCCGCGCCCTTGCTGCTGAGTTCCATGGTCGGCTCCTGTGGTCCGATGAAGAGGAGGCCGCTCGACTGCGGCCAGAGGGTCGGCATGGGCGGGATCGTCATGGCGGTGCCCATGAAAAAGCCCGGCGCGGCGGCCGGGCTCAGGGAAGCAGAAGGCGGGGAAGCATCGTCGCAGAAGCCATCCCGCCGCGATGTCGAAGGCGGAGCCGACCGACCAGCAGACGCGGAACTCGATCCGGTGTGCGAGGGTCGGCGGGGCGAGTTCGTTAAGTGGCATTAGATCGTTACCCCACGCCCCGCCATGATGGTCTTGATTTCGGAGATAACAGCCGCCCGTTCCTCGGTGCTCGGCGCCTTGGAATACATGCGGAAGACGCCAAGCTCCTCGTTGGTCGGATCCGCTGCGGCGCTGGAAGAATTGAGGCGCAGCCCGAATAGAAGATCAGCGGTTGAAGCCGGAATGACGCCGCCCGTGATGGTCAGGGTCTTATCAGACTTGCCATCCATGATGAGCGTTGCCGTCCCGTTCTTCACCATGAAGCCGGCGATGTACCAAGTCGCCAGATCAAGTTCGGAGCCTGCATCCATTGAAACCGTACCTCCCCCGATTAGAGAGAGGTCCAGACGCCCACTCGTCGCCTTGCGGAATATCCATGAGCGCTTGCCCGTCACGCCTTGATCACGGGAGGCAATCGTTCGGATGGCCGTATTGCCAGATGTCACCATGAAGGCGCCGATGAAAAAGATCTCGGAGCCTGTCTCCATCAGCGGATTGTAAGGGATCGTCACTCGGTCACCACCGGCGATCTGAAGACCTGTCGATGTCCAGAGCGCATCAGCGGTTTCGGCCCCGGTCGTCGTCCCGAGATAGCCATTAATGCCGTGCGTTGAGCTGTCGATAACGGTCTGATCTGCGCCACTGCCGACCATCCGCCAATCAGCAACGAGGTAGTCCGAATATGCCGCGTTAGCCGGAGGAGCCGGGTTGATCGACTTGACTTCGCCAGCCACGAAACGACCCGCTGAAACCGCAGTGATCGCGAGGGATAGAACAGCGGTGCTGGTAGGCGTGCGAGGCACGTTGATCGTGCCCGTGGTTCCAGCCGGCACAACAGTCGTCCCGCCGTCACTAAACGTCACGGTCACATTAACAGACGGAGCCGGGCCGAAGACCGTCAGCGGGAAGTTTGCCGGCGAGCCAACCGTGGCGCTTGCCGGGGCTTCCAAGGCGAAGACGGTCGGGCGGGTGCCCGCCAAGTCGATGTCTGGAATGGAGGCGGTCGGCTCGTTGTAGCGAGCGATAACCGGCACAACCAGTTCATACCACTTCGCAAGATTGACGTATTGCTCGCCCTTCTCCTGCGTGTCGATAGCCGTAGACGGCCCCCACCATGTCGGTGACCACGTAGGTTGTTCGGGGTTTTGAACCTCAGTCTGAACCGTGTTGCCATAACCGAATGTCTGTGACGGGAACGGGTCGACGCCGACATAGGTGTAGTAGCGACCGCACCAGTTCTGAGCGTTGGTCGGATCGAAGTTGTCCGAGACCTTGGCAGACAGAAGCCAGAGCCACGCGCCGCCATCGCCAGCGCGAAAGTGCGGCGTTGAGAAACCACCCATTGGCCGGGTCAATGTATCTGCGAGGTGCTGCCCCATCGCGCCGCGAGTGGTCATGTCGTTCCATGCCACGGTGTCAGAGCCGCCATTATCGCGGTTGAACGCGTGCCACTGGAAATAGCCGCCGATATGCCACGCATCGCCGAAGATGCCGGGGGTTCCAGCCGCAGGCCAGATGCGGGCCATCAGGTAGTTGTAGGCGTTCTTCGTGTAGAAGCTGTTGTAGTTCGGCTGCCCAATGATGCGGATGCGCTTGAAGAAGTCAGGCAGAGCGCCGAGTTCGACAGCTTCGTAGGCCGCTTGCGCGAGCGTCGTGTACCCACCCTGGATCGCGACCCAAAGCTTCTTACGCGGGTTGGTGCTGTTCGGATCGCCGTATGTCTGCGCGTTGGCGATGAGCAACTGCGCCGCAGCGTGAGCAGCCGCATAGCCGCTATTACCCGATGTCCAATAACCGGCGGCGGGAGCATCGACCTTTGAGCCCTGGACGACCATGGCGCGGAACTGCGCAGGCGTCTTGAAGCGGTCTGGATAGGGTGTCGCGGCGATAAGGGAGGGATAGTCCTTCTCATAGGCCGTGATGCAGTTCAGGTATTCGGCTGTCGTGCTGTCTGGCGCGGAAGCCGTGAGGCCAACGATGTTGAAGTGCTCCTGCGTGGCCATCCAAAGAGCCTGCGCGGAGATGTCGTCGCGCTCGCCAATGGTGTCGATGTCGGCGTCGATATGGACGGCAAGGGGAGCCAAGAGATCGTTGACCGCAGCCGCCACCGTCAGCACCCCGCTCGACGTGCGCGGGCTGTTTGTCGCGCCGGCCAGCGTCTCCACGAGGTTGACCGCGCCTGCCGTCGTGGGCGTGCCGGAGACGGTCGTGCCGGAGCGCGACAGGCCCGCGGCGCCGGGGCCGGTGAGGTCAACCGTCGAACCCGCCGTCTTTCCGATGATCTCGGCCGTGAAGGGCGAGCCGACCGTGGCGGAGGTGACGGAGAGCGTCAGGGCCTGGAGGGTCTGAGCCGCAGCCGCCACAGTGATCGCGAGGCCCGGGAGCGTCGCCGATCCGCTGTCATCCGTGACGGTGATGGCGAGGCCGCTCGTCGTGCCCGCCGTGGTCGGCGTGCCGGTGATCGCGCCGGTCGAGGACGAGAAGGACAGGCCAGCCGGCAGCGAGCCGGACAGGCTGAAGGATCGCGCACCCTGCCCGCCGGTCACGGAAGGGGTGAACGAGTAAGCCCCGCCGACGGTCGCGCTCGCAGGCGCGCCGGAGATCGCCAGCGGGGCGACGGCGGCGGCGATCACCAGGGAGCGGGTCATGGTTGCCGTCGCGCCCTTGGCGTCCGTGACGGTGAACGTCAGCGAGAGGGTCGATGGACTGCCGGTCGGCGTGCCCGTGATGGCGCCGGTGGCTGAGTTCGCCGAGAGGCCCTGCGCCAGGCCCGTCACCGCCACGCTGTAGGGCGCGGTCCCGCCTCGGATCGTCGGCACGAAGGAGTAGGCCGAGCCAAGGACGGCCGCCGACGGTGAACCGGAGATCGACAAGGCGCCGGGCGAGATGATGCCGGCGCCGATCGCCGCGGCGAGGCTGCGTCGGTTGGCGAGAAGACGGGCGGGCGACAAGGCCATCGTGGGGCTCTCCTGGTGGCGGACATGAAAAAGCCCGGCGTGATGGCCGGGCGGTGGAAAGGCTGTGTGTGAGCAGTGGAAGGCTTGTGGATCAGCGCTTCCGCTTCATCTGCGCCCTGATCCAGAAGGGCAGGCCGAAGAGGATCACGCCGGCGCCCATCAGGAGCGCCATCGGCCAGCCGGCGGCCTCGGCGACGCAGCGCACGAGGTCGACGTCGGCTTCGAGCTTGGAGACGAACTGGTCGGCATACATGCTGTCGTGGAGGAAGCAGCAGGCCCGAAGGTCTGCGCTTCCGATTACATCGGGCCAAAGCGTGCAGTGATCAGCCAACGGGTCCAGGGGCATGTTTCCAGGTCTTCCCCTTGACGATCTCGTTCACGCGTTGCGGGGTAATGTTGAAGGCTTCTGCTATTCGCCGTTGCACCACCCCGGATGCCGCAAGATGCCTGATCGCCTCAACCTCGCGAACGGTGAGGAAGGTGTTGTGGATGGCCTCACCATGCAGCTGCGTGCCGTGCTCAACTTTGTCGGCATTGTTCTCTAGCGGCGTTGCCCATCGGAGATGGCGAGGGTTGACGCAAGCCGCGTTGCCACACGAATGAGCGGCTTCGTAAGTCTCATCTGCGGGCTGGCCATGGGCCGAACTGCACATGAGGCGGTGAGCGGGGATGAACCTACCCTCATGCACTAGGTGCCCATAACCCCCGCCCATGCGGGCGAAGGGCCAAAGCAGGCATTCGTCGCCATCGTGCTGGACGTTCGCTTCGATCCATCGGCGGGGCTCTCCACGAGCTGTCCCTCCGCCTTCAGGGTGCCCATGCCGGCGGAAGCGCCTGTAATGCCGTTCGCAATAGCCTCGGCCGATGACCGGGTTGCAGCACCCTTCGACGCTGCATATGCGTATGCTAGCCACTCGAACCTCCTACGTTCGGGCTTGGTTAGAGGCCGGGCGGTGTTGCAAGCACCTGCTCGGCCTCGCCTTTTCTAGCATGTCGCGAACATAGATAGAACAGCCGCTGCGTCAGCAGTTCGACCAGGTGCCCTCCCACCAGCCGGTGCAGTGATCGATGGGGTTCACGCCACCGGCTCGCCGACGTAGATGAACACGTTGGCGCCGATCGCGAGCGGCTCGACCTTCACCGGAGCGGGGCTCGCTTTGCCGGCTTTGCCGGTGCGCTTGGCCACATCCGATGTAGTGAGGCCGGACAGGACCGCCAGGAGGCTCGTGAGCACCGACGCCTTCCCCGCCGTCGCCGAAGCCGTCGAGTCCGTGTAGCCGTGATCGTGCTCCGGCAGGTTGTCGACCGTCAGAGTGATCGTGTTCGCCCCGCCCCGCTCCAGCACCTTCAGCCGACCACCGGCGCCGAGCATGAGGCAGTCCTTGGCGTCGGGCAGCGTCAGGCTGGCGTCCGCGATGCCGAGCGCCTGGAAGATGCGGGGATAGGCCGTCTTCTTGATCGTGCGGCCGTCGCAGAGGATCCAGCCGTCGTGATCGGACGCGCGGGCGGAATGCTTGAAGTCGCCGATCCTGCGCAGCGACGAGTAGCCGGCGGGATTGTGCATCGTCAGAGCCCCTGTGCGAAGCGCCAGAAGTCGTCGATCTGCGCGGCGTTCATGCCCTGGCTGGCGCCGAAGACCGACACGAGATCGTTGTCGCGGACGAACTCAGTACCGCCCGCGATGAGCATGGTGGCGGCGAACTGGCGATCAGCCGGAAGCTGGTCGATCACCGCCTGCATCACCTGCGGGATCTCGCCCGTCTTCACGGCGTCGAGGGCTTCCTGCGGGGTGATGATGCTGTAGGGAGCGAGCGCGAGCGCCTGGAAGAACTGGCGGTCGGAGATCGGGCCGAGAGGCGCGGTGGGCGCGGGCGGCGCATTCTGCCGCTCCTGGTACTCCGCCCATTCGGCATCGGTCAGAGGGACAACCGCGCCATCAACCAGATTGTTCGGGCGGGCCATCACGACTTCCTCAGACCGTAGAGCTTGAAGGTGCCGGAGGCGATAGTTCCGGACGACATGAAGAAGCGGATTGCATCGACCTTGGCCGCGACGCATCTGACGCTCTTTAAAATGGCTCCACTGACGGCGCCGAGATTGTTTTGCGGCACGTGCTGTAGCTCCGCATTCATGTGAGTATACTCGGATGTTGACGATGGACGGATCAACCTCAGACGCCCCGAAACTCCGCCATACAAAGCGACGTTACTCAATCCAATGCCGGTTGCTATGTAAAACGCCTCCGCTACAAAGCGGTTGGCGGAAACACTACCTTCTAGGTTCGTTTGCTGGTTGAAGTAGTCGCCAGCCGCTTGATCGTAGCCCGCCCCCCCGTTGGACGATGTTTGCGCTCTAAAGAAGGTAACGTCGGTTGTCGGAACGACATTCTGAAATTCGATCAAATACTCATCATAGGCGTTGGTTATGCCAACGAAAGAAACGCTCGCCACAGCCGACGAAACCGTCTGCTGCGAGATGAAGACGAGGCCGGCGGCAGGCACCGGCGCGTCCACCAGGACCGTGATGAACGCCGTCCCCGTACAGATGACCTGACGCGTTTCGCCAGGGCCGACCGCCAACGTCGTTGCGCCGTCGATCTGCTCCGACCCATTCGGGTCGAGCGTGATGGTGCCGGTATTGCTATGGATCGTCGCCTGCCAGCCGGCGCCCAGCGTCGCAGCGGCAACGAAGGTCTGCGTGAAGGTGCCGGTGCAGTCGAGAAATTTGGCATTGTCGACAACCGTCAGGGCCGTGTTCGACGTGCGAGCCTCGGGGATGATGCGGTTCGTGCCCTGCGGCCCCTGATCACCCTGTGCGCCACGTGCGCCCGCAACGCGGATGTCCCAGTCCGTCCCGGCCGACGTGGTGGTGCCGATCGCCTCGACGGCGACCGTCAGGCTCGTGCCGGAATAGGCGGTGACGCGGCCGAACATCCAGCGGTTCAGCGTGCCCCGCGACTGGATCATGACAAACGAGCCGACCTCGAAGGCCTTGTCCGCCTGCGTCGTGAAGGTCTTGCTGGCGACGGTCGAGGTGTTCGACGTGGTGGAGGTGCCGGCGAGGCGCTGGGCTTGGGCGGCGGCAAGGGCGACCTGATCGGCAGCGGCTTGAACGCTTCCTGCAGCTGCGCCAGCGCTCGTGCTCGCTGCCCCCGCGCTCCCCGCCGCAGCCGTGGCGCTGCCCGCCGCCGCGCCTGCGCTGCCAGCGGCCTCTTCCGCCAGATCCGCCGTCCACTCGCCGATGTCGGCGACAGCGTTGAGGTCCGGCACGAAGTTCGGGCGATGCCCGCCCTGTGCAAGGCCGCCGGGGTTGGTGGTGGCGTTGTAGGCGTTGCCGTTCGACGCACGGACGCGGTCGACCGACGCTTGAGGCTTCGTCGCCATCAGCGGAGTTCCTTGATCTCGAATGCGATGGAATGAGCCGAGCCGCCGTTCATCCAGCCGACCTGCTCAAGAGCGCCGGGCTGGCGCATGCGGCCGAGGAAGTTGCGGCGGATGCCGTTGAAGGCGTCGAGCGGTTCGGGGACGATGAAGACCTCGCCGTGGACGCCGTAGCGCCGCACAAGCTCCAGGAAGATGCCGAAGCCCTCGTCGTCCGTCAGGTGCTGCAGGGCAAAGCGGAAGATCCGCACGGGCTCGCGCACGTCGAAGAACTCGTTGCCCCCGAGGGACTGCTCGACAGCGGTCGCGATCTCGTAGCCGAGCGTTCCGCCCCAGGCGTAGTTGATCGTAGGGCTGACGGCCGGACCGGCGAACACGCGGCCGACCTCGACAAAGTCGTCGTCGTTCAGCTCATCCAGGATCGTGACGCGCAGGTAGCGACCGGTTATCTCGGCGGGCATGATGTGCGACGAGGTAGGCGTAAAGCCCTCCAGGTCTTCCTGGTCGTAGGTGCCGAGCCAGAAGTTATCGTTCTCCCACTCCAGCGCGTTGATGTCCCAAGGCGCGGTCGGGAAACCGCCCCAGACGTCCACGGTGACGTCATAGAGGCGGGTCGAGAAGTTCGACGCCTCGGAGACTTCGTAGCGGACCTTGGCCGTCAGGCTGCAGTTGTGAGCGATCAGCGCCAGGATGCGCAGTTCGCGCGGCTTACCGAAGTCCAGCGTGAAGGTGGCAGCTGCCGGTGTCGTGTCGGTCGAGCGCGCGCGGCGCGAGAACTCGCGCGTCTTCAGGTTCGAGAGCGGCATGCCCGCCGCCCACGATCCGCCAGAAAGCGCCGCCCCATCCAACCGGTTGGGTGCGCCGATGAGAATGCGGTGATCCATCAGGAGCTATCCGAAGAGGTCGAGGATGACGGTGCCGGCTTCCGTGCCGTCGCCCGAGCGGTGCGGCAGCGTGACGTCGAGGCCGATCACCAACATCGGCTTGCCGGCGTCGAGCCCGAAGCGCGGCAGCTTCAACGTGACGATCTGGCCGAGCCGGATGCCCTGCGCCTGAGAGGCGTGGAGCGGCACCTGATAGCGCTCGCGCCGCACGCCGTAGATGCCGAGCCGGCGGCTCGCCTCGGCCAAGGCGTCGGCTTCCGTGGCCATCAGCGAGCCGAAGGTCAGCTCCGCCGCGCGCAGGTGGACGGTCTTCAGCGCCTCGTTCTTCGCGACGGCGCTCCGGTATTCCTCCGACGCGAAGGCGCGCAGCTCGGGCGTGGTGTTCGCCTGGGCGAGCGCGTCGGCATCCTGGACGAGCCATGCCGGCGCGTACTGGATCGTCACCTGCCAGGCCGGGACGCCGTTGCGATCGTCGCCGGTGGCGAGGCGCTGCAGCTTCTGCGAGCCCGTCAGGATCACCGTCTCGTCGAGCACGATGCCCGAGGGTGTTCCTGACAGGTCGATGCGCCCGAAGCGGAGCATCCCCAGCGGATCGGGCGCCATGTAGGCCCCGATGCTGTCGAGGATCAGCGTCACCGCCGGCAGCACGTCGCGCTGTTCGGCGCCGATCCAGATGCCCACCTCGGCCGCCTGGAGACCGTGCAGCGCGTCGAGGTCTGCCGCGGCGAAGTCGGTGCCGGCGACGAAGCCCGCGCTTTCCAGGATGCGCCTGGCGACGCGTGGCGCTGATCTCTGACCGGCTGCGCCCTCGACGATATCTGCCGTGATCTCGCCCGCTGGCGGCGAGCCGAGCTTGATCTGCCCCGTCGCTCTGCAGGTGGCATACTGGCCGGCCGTCACGGTGGCGCCGACAAGCGCCGCCGTGGTCGCGTAATCTGTTCCGGCGGTGAGGAGCACGCCACGGTCGCGCACCGCATTGAAGGCGAAGACGCCGTTCGCCGCGAAGTCGAGGACGTTCCGGTAGCGATTGGAGAGCACGCCCGGCACGTTCCGGTTCACGCCCCACGCGACCGGCTTCGGCTTGCCCTTGAGGTCGTCCTTCTGCCCCTCGGCCTCGATCTTCGTGCCGTCGGTCGTTGTGCCCGCGTAGAGCGTCGGCTGGATCGGCTTGGCGAGGTCTTCCAGCCGGTCCCGGATGCGGATCGTCGCCTTGGTCCAGTCGACCTCGATCTGCTCCATCGTGCCGCGGAAGACCACCGTCCGGCTCGACCAGGGCGATGACACGCTGTCGAGGGCATAGATCGTGATGACCCGACCATCCACCGCGTGGCTCGCCAGCCGATCAGCCGTGTTGCCTACGCCGTCGTCGCCGATCGCGATCTCGACGAAGCCGTAGCCGGCGCGCGCCTCGCCCGACGTCGTGCCGTCGTCGAAAACGCTCTGCTTGTAGGCGCCCGGATTGATCACCCGGGCCTCCCAATGCGTGTTGGCGGGCGTGTCGCTCGGGCGGGTGTTGTAGCCGTCCGTGGCGAAGCGCTCCGTCACGACCGAGGTGCCGTCGTGCGCCTGGAACTCGACGAGGTAGATCACCGCGACGCCGCCTTCTTCTGCTCGACGGCCGCGGCCTGTTGAGCCGCCACGCCCGCCCGCGTCGCCGCGACGTTGGCGAGTTCGCCCTCGGCCACGGTCGCCCGCAGCGAGCGCACCTCGGCCCGCAGGCCGCGCAGCTCCGCGAGCATCTCGGCATTGTCGTTGCCGGCCATCCGGCCCGAGCGCATCCCCTCCAGCATCGGCAGGGTCTGCGGCGTCACCGCGCGCGCCGGCATGACGAACTCGCCCGCGGACAGGCGCGCCATGATGCTGTCGGAGGTGCCGGTGCCCGGCCCCGACACGAGCCCGCCGAAGGCATAGCCGCGTGCCTTCGCCTCGGGGCTGTTCTTGATGTAGGCGATCAGCTGATCGGCCGTGGCACCCTGGTCGCGCAGGGCCTGATAGTAGGCCACGCCCGCGGCGTCCGGCGCACGCCCGAGGATCGCGCCGTACTGAACACCGAGGAAGTGCTCCAGGTCGTTCGTCGGGGTGAACGAGGAGCCGTTCCCGCCGCCCGCCGTGCCGCCGCCCGTGGCCGCGTTGGTCGCGGCGGCGGAGGCGGCGAGCGCGGTGGCGAGCGCTGCGGCCAGCGTGGCGACGCTGTCCTTCACGCCGGTCATCGCGTCGAGCTGCGCTTTGGCGACGTCCAGCTGGCTCTGTGCGATGGCAAGCTCCTGGCTCGCGAGCGTCTCGGCCGTCTCCAGAACGCCCTGCACCTCCCGGAACGCGGCGTAGTAGTCCTCCGACGAGGCGTAGTAGGCCTTGGCCTCCTCCAAATAGGACTGGCTGATGCCGGCGAGCTTTGCCTGCGCATCCTCGTCGCCCGCGGCCGCCTTGGCGGAGATGTCACGGAACTGCTTCTGGGCCTCGAGGAACTGATCCTGCTGCGAGAGCGGCGACAAGGTGTCGTCGAGCTTCAGGCTGTCGCGCAGATCCTTCCACTCGTCGCGCAGGCCCTCCAGCCGGTTGATCGTGTCCTCGATCTCGCTGACCTCGTCCTGGCGGGCCTGGATGAGCAGCCCCTGGATGGTCGCGACCTTCTCGGCAGCGAGAGCGGCGTCGAGGGCGAGCATGCCCTCCCCGCCGGCAAGGCCTTCCGCATAGCGCTCGCGCGCGGCCCGGCGGTTGAAGGCGGACATCGCGCCCGAGAGCGTCGAGGTGTCCTCCGTCGCCGAGAAGCGCCGCTCGTCGTAGCCCTCAAGGCGGTCCTTCAGCGCCTCCAGGTCGACGCTGACGCGGCGAACCACACCCGACAGCTCGGGGAACAGCTTGATCAGCTCGTCGAAGGCTGTGGCCGACAGGTCGGCTCCGTCCACGAGCGCCTGCGCCTGCTTCTGGAAGAACGTCGATACCAGCGACGTGTCGACGTTGATCAGCGAGGCGTCCTTCAGGAGCGTGTCGCGCTGCTCGATCAGGTCGCGGAAGCCGGCGAGGTAGCCCTTGCCGTCCAGCTCGTCGATCTGATCCTGCAGCCCGCGTGTGAAGGTCTCGGCGAGGAGCGCGATGCGCTTGTCGAGCGCGCCCTGGATCGCCGTCGCCGCTTCCTCGGCGCTCATGCCGAGATCCTTCAGCGCGACGTCCAGGCCGGCCGCGGCGCCGCGCGCCTCGGCAAGCGCCGCCTCGATGTCGGACTGCTCCACGACGTCGCCGGAGACGATGCGCAGCAGGCCTTCGCGCGCCGCCGTGACGGCCTTGCCCACCGCCTCGTCGTAGCGCGCCTGGACGTCGGCGTTCGCCGCTTCCCAAGCCGCCACAGCCTTGTCGCGCTCGATCTCGGCCGCGACGAGGTTCTCGCCGAAGGCCTTCATCTTGGCGGGCAGGCTTGACGCCGGGTCGTTGATCCCGCCGTCGCCGTTGACCGTGAGGTCGCCCACCCGCGCCATGTTTTGGGCAAGGCGGCGCTGCTTCTCGATCGAGGCGACTTGGTCCTTGTAGTCGCCGATGATCGCGTCGCGGCCCGAGAAATCCGGCTGGAACGAGAGCTTCACGTCCTCGATCAGCCCGCGATAGGCTTCCGCCTCGGCCTGGACGCTGTCGCGCGCCTTGGTGAAGGCGGTGTCGAGCCCGCGTCCGGCCGAGAGGTCTTCCAGGACCGTCGGCAGGGTGTCGCGGAACATCGACTTCAGCAGCTCGGAATAGCGGCCCAGCTGGTCGCGGATGTCCTCGATGTGGCGCTTGTTGCCGCCGTCCTTCGTGGCGTCGGCGAGCTTGGCGAACTGGTCGAGGGTGCGCTCGAGCTCCGTCAGCTGGCCAGACAGGGCGCCCTTCGGGGTCCGATAGACGACGTCCTTGTACTCCAGGAGGGAGTTGTAGTTGTCGCTCCAGGCCTGATCAGCGGCCATCTTGCGCTGGCGGGCTTCCTCCTTCTTCTTCGAGCGCGAGCCGAACAGGCCGCCGAGGAGGCCGATGCCGGCGCCGAGCAGCATGCCGGCCGGGCCACCGATGCCGAGCAGAGAGCCGAGCTCCATGCCGCCGAGGCCGCCGGAGAGCGCGCCGCCGAGCGGGTCGCCCGACTGGAAGGCCTGGGCTCCGATGCCGATAGCCCCCATGGCGCCGCCGAGAAGGTTCGTGCCGCCACCCGCGCCCCCCGCGGAAGCCGAACCACCTGCGATCGACGGAACAGCCGAAGCCCGCATTCCCGCCCAAGGATCGACGCCGGCGACACCGCCCGAGGCAACCTTGCGGGTCGCGTTGATGGAGCCGATCTCGACGGCGCGGGCGAGCGCGAGCGGCTCGCCGCCAGCGCCCATGCCGACCGACTGGATGCCCGGGTAGAGCGAGCGCTGCCCGGCCGTCAGGCCGCCAGCCCACGACCCGCCGCCCATCCCAGCGCCGCCGAGGTCGAAGTGCATGGAGTCGAGCGCGCCGTACTTGCCCTTCGGGCCCGAGAAGTAGCCGCCCCAGCGGAACAGCTTCTCCAGCTCCGGATAGAGTTCGGTCTGCACCTGCTTGGCGACCTGGGCGAAGCGCTCGTAGGCGCGGAAGTCGCGGGCGTTCTGGTAGTTGTCGAGCGCGCGGCCGCTGTTGTCGTAGATCTGGACGTCGGTGGCGAGGCCGCGGCCGTGGAAGCGCTTGTCGCCCGGGCGCAGGCCCGAAATCGCCTCGACGCGCATGTCGAAGCGCGAGGATGCCTCGTTCAGGATGCGGAGCAGCCGGCCATCGACGTTCGAGTTGAACCGCCCGGCATATTCCATGACCTGGCCGGAGGCCGACGCGAAATCGCTGGCCGATATCTTCGCCTGGAGCGGCGTTGACGGCATGGAGAAGCCGAAGGTGCCGCCACCGGAAAACGAGCTCGTGCGGCCAGCGGCAGCGCCCGCGGCCTGGCCGATTGTACCAATCGCGCCACCGATGCCGCCCGCGCTGATGGCAGCGCCGGACGAGGATCCGAACAGACCATCTGTCAACCGCTTCAGGCCGGCCGACGCAAGTTGCGAGCCGAAGCGGGCGAACGTGCCCATGAGCGCGTCCATGGCGCTCTCGCCGGACGCGATCGCCTCGATCATGTCGCCGAAGGCTTCCTTGCCGGCGTCGCGCATCTCCCAGAGGAGATCGTTCGACTCGTGCAGGCGATTGTTCAGCCGGATCTGCGCGGCGTCGGCACGGCCCTGCGCCGACTCGTACTCGACGCCCATCGAGCGCAGCTGGTCGGCGATATCCTGCTCTTCTGGCGAGCGCGTCGCCTGCTGGCGCTCGAAGAGGATGTCGCGCTCGAAGTTCAGGCGCTGCGTCGCCTGCGTCAGGCGGCCGATCTCGGCAGCCTGCGTGCGCATGGCGTCGGTGAGCGCCACCTCGGACGCGTCGAACCCGGCGGCTGTTGCGGCTTGGCGCGCGGCCGTGAGCATCTCGAACTCGGCGCGGAGACGCGCGGTCTCGCCGGCAGACTTGCCGACGAGGTCAAGCTCGAGTTGCGCCTGCTCGATCTGGCGAGCGGAGGACTCGGCCTGCTGGCGAGCGCTTTCGGTCAGCTGCTGACGCGCCTGCGCAAGCGAGAGAGTGCGCGCCTCTTCAGCCCGCGCCGCAGCCTCGTTGGCGGAATATCCGTCGGCGATAAGGCCGATGCGAACACGTTCGGCTTCAATGGCGGCCTGCTCGGCGGCGGTGCGGGCCTCAACGGCACGCAGGTCGAGGTCGTAGCCAGCCCGACGCGCTTCTTCCGCGCGAGTGATCTCCTGCGTCGCCGCCGCGACGGCGGCATCGCGCTCGCGCTGCTTGGCGTCGATCGCTTCCTTGGCTCCGTTGACGCGCTGTAGCTCGGCGATCTGGGCATCGTAGCCCTGGCGAAGCTCGGCCAGCGAGCGCTGGTCGGGGGAAAGCGACAGGTTGTTGAGACGATCCTGCGCCTCCCTCGCCTGATCGATCGCCTCACGCGACAATTCGGCGAGCGCCTTGTTCCGGTTCTCCCCGGCGGCGCGCATGCGGGATTGGACGTCGCGATCGTCGCCGCCGAGGTTCCGGATGGCTGCGAGCTCGCGCTGGTAGAGGCGCTCGATCTTCTCGGCCGTCGTCGTAGCCTCGGGCAGGAAGCCGGCCATCTCGCCGCGGACGTCGGCCAGCGCCTTTGTCCATGTGGCGAAGTTAGCCTCAACGACGGCCTGCTGGAGTCCTTCGATGGCGTTCTCCGCCTTCACCGCCGCATCCACAGCCGCCAGCAGAGCCGATCGCCAGTTGTAGGTCTCCTCCTCAAGCTTCGGATCAATCTGAAGCGCAGAGAGGCGCTGTTCGAACTCGGCCAGCGGCAGGCCGGCGGAGATCACGGCATCGACAGCGGCCTCAATCTCCTTGCGGATCGGATCGAACTCGTTGCCGCTCAGAATGCCGCCGAGCTCGGACGCGAGGTTCTGGGCGTAATCATCGGGCGCAGCACCAGGCACGTCTCGCAACGCCTTGATCGCGGCCTCACGGGCATCTTTCTGAGCCTTCACAGCGCCCGCAAGGCGCTGCTGCGCAACGATGGGGCTGACGAACGATTCCCGCTCCATCACCCGCTCCGCCGCGCCGGCGAGATCGCCGTAGGCAGACTTCGTATCGCGTAGAGCGCGGTTGAACGCCTGCTGTGCAGCCTCAGCCTTCTTGGCAGCATCCACCCCACGATTCATGAAGTACGCCGCAGCGCCGCCCACGGCGAGCAGCCCGGTGGTGACGCCAGCCGCGATGAGGTTGGTGCGGCCAAGGCTCGCAAGAAACCCAGCCACGCCGTCCTTAGCCGCTCGGAGGGAGCCGGTCAGGCCTTCGGGGCCAGAGGCAAGAGCGTCGACGACCTGCGCCGCTTGCGAGCTAAAGATTTGCAGCGGGCTCGCACCCATGGCGAACATCGTCGCCGCATCACCAGCTTGCCGGCCGAGGTTGAGCATCTGGTCGGCCGTCAATTTGATGTTCTGATTGGCCGCCTTCATCGACTTCGAGGTGTCGTCGTAGCGATCGCTCGCGAGCGCGAGCAGCTGGGCGTGACGATCCCAGGTGATCGCTCCACCTTCCACCGCCCGGTTCAGCTGGACTTGCACCTCCGCCAGCTTCGCCATAGAGCGATAAGCTGGGTCGAGAGACCTTTGCAGGGACTCCGCGAGGCGCTGAGCGTTCGCCATGCCCTTCGCGGTCTGGTCATGCTGGCGGGCGATCTCGCGCGCGACGTCGCCCGACGGCGTCATCGCTTTCTGGGCTGCGGCCACCGCTGCGGCCGTACGCTGCTGGTCGCGAGCGAACGCGTCAGTGGCCTTCGAAGCTTCGCCAACCGCACCCTTCAAGCCGTTGAGCTGAGCCGTGGTCTGCTCAACGCCGTAGGCTTCAGCGACGAACTTCGCAGTTGTGACGACGGTCTGGCCGGACATGGCTCATCCACGCAAAAAGCGGGCCAGCTCCAGCTTGGCGCCAGCAGGAATTGGGAGCGTGCCCTCGCAACCGGAGGACACAGCATGGGACTGACTAAAGAGGACGAGGATCTAGACTGCTGCATCGCGGCCTTGCACGCCGCGAAGCTTGCCCGCTCATACTATGGAGCTAGTGAGGGCAGCGTACGTGCAATCGCCGAGGTCGTAACGATGCTCGGTGGGCTGAAGGACGAGGGGCATCAAAGCCCGCCCATCCGCCTCGCCATCGCACGGGCACTGCACCACAGCTACGTTGGGCCGCTGCCTACGACACCAGAAGCCTGACTTGGCCGGCCGGGCGGCGGAGCACGCGGATCGTGCCTGCTTCCCGGTCGATCTCGTAGCCGGACGCCTCCAACACGATGTCACGATCCAGAACGGCTACGACATCGTGGTCGTCCAGGTAGTAGACGATCTGCCGGGCGTCTTTGACCTCGGCGTCGATCAGGCGCCGCGGTGTCTTAGCTTCCTGCGTCATGCTGCCTCCATGAAAAAAGGCGCTCCGAGAGGAGCGCCTTCCCTGTTCCGTGAAATTGTCTTCACTTCGATTTCGGCTTCTGCGCCTGCCGTTGATAGAGGAAGGCGCCGACCACCGAGCCTATCGTTCCGGTGCCTACGACGGCAGCCACCCATGGCTGATTGTAGAAGACTGCGAGCCCGGCCAAAGCCAGCGCTCCGAGTGCGAACGCGATGGCGAAGGTCTGGCCGCGGCTGTCGCGTCTGAGGGCGCCCTTCAGCGCCACCATCTCATATTCGCGCCGATGCCGAGATTCCTCTTCCCACTGCGCGATGATGCGCTCAGGGGCGTCAGGAACGACGGCTCTGAATTGCTCGAGTGTCTCCGGATGGGGAAGCGGCCCATGCCAGAGTTCCTCTGTTTTCGTGAGGACGATCCCCGACGGCGGCGCCGCTGGAGCCGGCGTCGTGCGACTAGGCTGATTCCGATTGCGCTTCGAGTCTCGCATGCTCGCGTTCTATCACGCGGCGCATGTCGTCGCCCACCTTCACAACGTCGGTGCGAAGGGCCTCCATCTCGGAGGAATGCGGGTACCTGTGAGGAGCCGTCGCTGGCCAGATCGACGCGAGAGTTCCGAGGCTGGCGACGAAGCTGGACATCATCCTGTTCATCGTTCGGTTCGGTGCTTTCGGTTCCAGTTGGCTTTAGGCTCGCCCATATAGGCGGGCTGCATCCTAATGTCGAACGTTCGCGAACATTCCCGGACGTTCACGGACATTCCGCTCCATTCTGGTGTTTTCGTCAACTCCCCCGATTTCAGCGTGCAGCTCGCCTGTGGCATGTTGCGCGCCATCCGAGTGGGAGGCGCCTATGATTCTTCGAGTTCTGGTCGCCATCGCCGCGGGCGCGATCATCGCGGGCGTGGGCGCCTACCTTTGGGATCGACAGGTAGCGAGGGTCGAAGCGGAAGCGGCAAAGAACGACGCGTACTGCCAAGAGCGCCTAGCTGAGTGGCGCGAGATCCGAGGCGGTCGCGCCGAGGCAGGTAGTCGCGCACCCAATGTTGCGCTGAACCTCGCTGAGATCTGCGGCTACGAACCCACAGCGGAAGACCGCGCCTTCGTAGAGGCAAACTAGGGCCGGCAGTTGCCTCCAAACCGAGCCGCAGACAAGGCAACCCATGAACTCCGTTCCCCTTCTTGGCTGGGCCCTCCTCATCGCCGTGCCTGTGTCGGCGTTCTGGATGCTGTCGCAGCCCCGATCGAAGAGGCGCAGGCGCGGCAGCGACTCCGGTGGATCCGGTGACGACGGATCTGCGGGCGGCTTCTCCCACCACTGCGACAGCGGGTCCGATGGCGGAGGCGACGGCGGAGGCGGTGGCGACTGAGCCCCTCATCTGTTCACCGTGAACAGATAGCCCCTACTGCAGCCGCCTCGGCTTGACCGCCGCGGCCACGAGCTCGCGACGCTCCTCTTCCTCATCGTCCGTCCAGTCGTCCGGCAGGATGCCGTCGAAGGAGGCCACCTCCTTCAGCGCCTCGGCGAGGGATGGATCGGCATCGGGGCGGAGATCTTCGGTGAAGGCGATGCGGACGATCTTCATGGCTTGGAACCTAGCTGAGCGCGAGCGTCAGGATGAATGCCGCGCCCCCAACACCGAGCGCGCCGAAGGCGATCCAGATAGCAGTCCACAGCCGCTTTGCGTTGGCCTCCATCCGCTTGTGATTCGCGTCGATTGAGTCCGCAAAGTGCGCGCACATCTCGGCCAGGGACTCGTTGAGCGGCTTACGGGCTTCGATGTCCCTCACCCAATCAGCAGGCGAACTGCCAGCGAAATCAAACCCCGCTGGAGCTGCGGCACGCACGGCGAACCATATGGCGCCCAGCAATGCGGCAGCGACCAGGATGCAGATGACCGACAGGGCGACATTGGGCTTGTCCCCGATCGCGTAGCCTGAGGCGCCGCCGATCAGAACGACCGCGGCCGCGGCGAAAAAACCCGTGATCGTCATGGCTCGCTGATCAGCCGCGAGCGCGACTGTCTGTTGACTCGCCAGATGCACCTCGGCTTCTCTCAGCATCTCCCGCAGGGTCGGTTCATCGGCTGCGGCCAAGCGCTTCGATAGGGGCAACTCGCTCATGGACTCTTCCAGTTTCGAGATGCAGCCGGACAAGCGGCCGACCGGAACGAAGGGGGATGGAGGTCGCTCGGGCGTGACGAACAATGACAGGGGCGGGGCTTTCATCAATAGGGATGATCGTCGGCCGCCTCCCCCTCCTCCGAAACCCCCGAAAGGGGACGGGAAGAAGTAGCGCTAGGCTGCCCTCGCCCGCATCAGCGCCACCGTTCCGCGGATCTGCGCGTTGAAGGCGTCGTCGTCGAGCTCTTCCGTGTCGATCGGCTCGGGCACCTTGTAGCCGGCGAGGCGGTATCGCTCCCGGCTCTCGGCCTCGATCCGCTTGCGCGCGGTGTCGAGCGCGACATGCAGGCGGACGAGATCACACCCCATGATGTCGCCGTCCGACCAACCGGGCAGCATGTGAACCGCTGCCCGGTAGACATCGACGAGCGCCTCTTCCGGCGTCAGAGCTCGACGCCGTTTCCCTCGTCGCGCTCCTCGGCGCCGTCTCCATCTTCGAGATCGGGGTCGCGCCCGCCATTGGAGAGGCGCACGACGTACTTCATGACGTCGCCGATGATATTGCGCGTTCCGGCCTCGTAAACGGCCTCGTTCAGGTCGTCCGTCGAGATCTGCTTCAGAGGAACGCCCTGACGCACGATGTAGGTGACCGCGGAGAGGTCGTTGCCGGCAACTGCGGCGATGGCGTTCTGGAAGCCGTTGAAGCGGTTCGAGACGTTCTGCGCAGCCTTCAGGCTCGGCTTCAGGTCGTACTCGTCGCCGCCCAGCTTGATCGTGACGGGATTGGAAAGGGTCATCGGGTTGTCCTCAGGTCGGGTTTTCGGGTGATAAGGGCGGGCGACGGCGCACCCGAACAGCGCCGCCGCCCCTCTCGGCCGAGAGTTTCGGGGATCAGGCTGCCGGGACTTCGATCGGCGCTTCCTGCGGCTGGCAGGAATAAGTCCGGGTCTGCGTGTCGTTCGGGCCGCCGAGGCCGACGTTCGCCGAGTTCACCAGCACCGAGAAGTAGACGACGTCGAAGGTGCCATCCTCGTTCGGGATCTCCATCTTGAGATTGAACGAGAGGTAAGAAGCAGCCGCCGCGTTCATGGCGATCTGGCCGGGGTCGGTGTCCTGGCGCGAGCAGACGATGTCCATCGACGTCGCGTTCGCCGTGCCCTTGCCGTGCCGGGTGCGACCGTCAGCAACTTCCTCGACAGTGATGTCCTGGAAGGTGTCACCGAAGCCAGGCACCGAGCGCACGCGACCGATCAGGACGTAGGTGTCAGCGGCAAGCGCCGTCTGCGTGTAGGTGCCGGTAGCGCCGCCGATCGAGATCTTGGTGCGGGCGACCGGCAAGGGGGTGTTTGCCATGGCCGAAACTCCTTGAGGCTAGGCGTGAAAAAGCCCGCAAGAAGCGGGCCATGGGTCTCGCGGGATTGCGAGAGACGAGCGCGCGCGTGGCGCTATTCGGTGGAGGGCTCTTGAATGGTCACGGTGCCGAAGAGGTCTTCCTCGGCGATCTCATCCATGCCCGGAATGCAATAGATCTGACCGTCCTCGTTGGTCTTGTTCCGCAGGACGTAGCCTGCGTCCGTGTCGACCGTGACGACGTGATCGATGGCGGCACCGTCCAGGAAGATCTTCGCGTGTCGCCAGCGCTCCCGGTCAGCCTCCCAAGCCGCGAAGCCTGGATCGCCTTTCTTGGCCGACACTCGCATAGTCAGCCCTCGCCGTTTCCGACCTTGGCTGCAGCGACAGGAGCGGCTTCGGGCGAACTGGCGCGGGCAAGCTTCTTGGCCTGCGCCTCAGAACCGCCGACGCGGATCAGGCGGGCGTTCTCGCGGGCGACGACGACCGGGTGGTCGCGGGCGACATCGACGTTCTGAGCGTCGCCCGGCGCGATTTCGACGACCTCACCGGCCTTGTCGCGGAAGATGAGCGCGCGGGTGGAGAGATTGGCGATCTGCATGTCAGTGCTCCTGTTGCTCCGACTTCTCGACGATTGCCGCCGCACGGAGGAAGTTGGCGGCCACGAAGGAGTAGCCCTCGGCTTCAGCCGTCCGGGCGTAGCTGCGTAGGGTCACGGAGAGCTTGAACCCCTCGGGGAACGGGATGTGTTCAGCCATCAGCTCGGACAAGCTTGGGCGACAATCCTGGCTCATCTCAGCCCTCAACGATGAACTGGTAGGGGACCGTCAGCTCGAGGCGGAAGTAATTGGCCTCGTCGCTACGATCGTCGGTAACGGGCGACTGCGGGGCGTAGCACTGCACCCGGTCGAAGGCTTGCCCTCGGAACAGCGCCGCGATCTCTTCGAGCCACTCGCGGCCCTGGTGTGCGCCTACGCCCGGCTCGACGTGAAGGCGAACGCGAAAGCCGCCCTCCTCAAGGAACTCGTTGGCCGTGATCCACTCGGACCGACACCACGGAAAGTCGACTAGGATCCAGGGTCCGCCGCCGTCTGGCGTGGAGGTGTTGGCGTTCTCGACCAGGACCGTGCAGCGGGTGAAGTTCGCCTGGATCCTGGCTTCGACGGCTCGGACGACATCGGGATGAGCCATCAGAAGGGCCTCACGCGGATCGCAGGATGCGAGTAGCCGGTGTCGTCGTCGTAGTAGGTCCGCAGGAACTCGACCTTGGCGATGTTCCCGAACCGAGTGGCAGCGACGGCCGACACGGCCGAATAGACGCCATCGGGCGCCTGAGGCGATTGCCCATCGCCGGTGCGCGTCGTCTTGGTCCAACGCCGCCGAGTGCCGATCGGCCCTGAACGGTCACGGCGGCTGACGGTGTAGCTGCGTGGCTCGATCTTCATGGAGTATGCCTGCCGGTTCACGAACAGGAACTTGCTGGCCGTGAGCGGCGCCTCCAGCGGATCCTCGTACTCGACGTTGTCGGCGATCATGACGTGGCTGCGGGCATACTTACCGCTCAGCACCGGCGAGGCCTTCACAAGCTCCTCGCCGATCCACTCCAGCACTTCGCGCATAAGGCTGAACTCGGCGACGATGACGCCGTCCGGTCTGACGCTAGCTAGCGGAGCGCCAACCCGACCGTCGACCGCGACGCGCGGCGGCGTGTCAGAACCGGTGACTGCCTTGTTGGTGGCGCGGATGTCTGCGATGCCGTCACGCGCGACCTGCGCGAGCCGCGCCGAGCGCGCCTCGGGCGACTTGAGGTCGGCCAGGAACACCTGCACCTGGCGGGAAAAGTTCTCAATCTTCATCAGGCGCCCGCCGCGATGCCTTCGTAGGCGAGGAGCACGTCCCCATCCCGCCGGGTCTGGTCGTCGGGGCGGCTGGTGAAGCGCCACGTCAGACCGTCGACGATGATCTTGTCGCCTTGTTTGAGCGGGCGAAGAGCTGGCGGCACGTCTTCGGCCAGGACGAGCACGCGACGCTGGCCAGCGTTGACGCCGCCCGCGACCTCGTCCTCGGCAAAATCATGGATGCGCGCTCTGACGTACGCCGCCGTGATCGGCGCGGCATTCGGCACCGGACGCTCGATCGTCACCCGTCGGCCCTTCAGCGTGAAGGCGCGCCGATAGCTTGCCGCGTAGCTCATACGAACACCGGACGCCGGTACTGGCTGAGGATCGCCTCGGCCTCGGGGTGAGGCAGGGCCGCCGCAGCGCCCTGCACGTACCACGACTGCGAGAGCACGCCGTCGACGTTCTCGCTCTTCAGCATCATGTCGCGCCCGACCGCGGACAGGGAGGCGCCCACGAGCTGGATCACGGCGTGCTCGATGTCCGCCGGCAGATCGGGCGCCGTCGAGGCGCCGCGGTCTTCGTCGGGCAACAGCCAGCCCGCCTCATATTCGATCAGCACCGATCGGCCGCGCCAGCAGCGGCGCTCGCCGTCGGATAGGAAATGGACGAAGCGCTCGTCCGCCTCATAGGAGCCGGGCAGCAGGGCGACGCCGTCCAGGGACAGGGTCGCGATTGCGCCCACAGGCTCGCAGGAGAGCAGCAACCCTCCGTCCGGGGATGTCGCCGCACCATGAAGCCCGATGCGCTCGCGCACCGTCTCGCGTCCGAACCGGCGCCTACAGAACGAGGCGGCACGCGCCGAGGCCTGGTCAATGAAGCGCTCGATCACGGCGGAAGGCGGATCATCGCTCTTGAGCCCGAGGTCGCTGCGCACGTTCTCGACCGTCGTCAGGCGCTTGGCCTCAGCGGATGTGATGACGATGACGCTCACGGCTGCCCTCGGAATGGAAGCGGGCGGGCACGAAGCCCGCCGCGCAGTGCCTCAGATCAGCCTTCGGCCTCGCCGGGCGTCTTCGTCTGGACGCCCTGCTCGTTGAGCGCCTTCGCCACCGCTTCGGCGCCCGAGATGGTCGGGTCGTTGAAGTCGATCCGGTTCTGGTCGACCGTCGTGTGTGCCCGCGGGTTGTCGTCGACCGCCGGGTGCGAGGGGTCGACGTCGGGCACGATCTGGTGCGGCGCGCCGGACGCTTCGAACTCGGTGGCGGCAGGAATGTCCGCGGGCTTGTCACCCTCGTTCTCAGCCGCTTCCGAGGACGTCTGGGTGGCGGGCGCGGTGTCAGCGCCGCCGGACTCCTTCACGACGGTCTCGCCTTCGGTCGGAACGGCTCCGCTCTGCTTCTTCTCGGCCATGGCGGCCTCCTATGAAAAAGGCCCGCCGAAGCGAGCCCGTTGGGTTCAGGGAAGTGCCGTTGCCGGCCCGTATCGAGCCAGTATCTCTCTGGCCCATTGCACAAGGTCTTCCGGACGCTGCCCCGATGGCTGCGACGTGACCCAAAGCTCTAAATTCTCAGGGCGGTTGTCCGCCCGATCACCGTTGATGTGGTGGACATTCTCGCCCGGCAGAAGATCGCGACCGAGTTTCGCTGCCATGACGGCGCGGTGCTCTAGAACACTTCCCTGCGAGTTGGCCTGCGGGTGGCCGCGCTCGGTGAAACGAACATAGCCGTACTTGTCGATGAACTTCTCGCCATGCCTCCGCGGCTTGATGGCGATACGTAGGTCTTGGCCCTGACGATGGCGCTCGTAGTGCGTCGAGCAGAAACCCTTAGCAGCATGCGGCTTGTCGCAGCCAGGCACTGTGCAAGTCACAGACCGCACCTTGCCGGCGAACGGCTTACCGGTTCGGCCGCCGTTTGGGTCACCCCATTTGTATTGTCGTTGATAGTGCATGGCACACAGGCGCTTCGCCCGAACGTGCTTGTCACAGCCAACGATATCGCACATCTTGTGCGCAGCCATTTGCGCTGCTCCATCAGCGGTTGGTCAGAAGAGGCGGCGGTGTTACCAGCACCCCGCCTCTTCGTTTATTATAGCGCTTAAGCCGCGACCTGCAAAGCGCGCATCGGTTCAGGGTTGTAAACCCCTCCACCCACACGTTTTACTGTATAGAAGTGGACATAAGGCTTGTTCGTAAACGGGTCGCGGAGGACCGTGACGCCGACGCGGTCGACCACGAGGTAGGTGGCCTCCATGTCGCCGTAGAGCGCCGCGATGTTCCCGGCCGCCACCACCGGCATGTCCGGCACCTCGACGATCGGCGCGCCGTTCAGCGTCTGCGGCTCGCCGGCCTGGTAGGACGGCTGCCAGATGTAGTTGCCGCCGGCGTCCTTGAACTTGCGGGCCTGGCCGACCGACAGCCGGTTCATGAACAGCTTGGCGTTCTGCGCGAACTCGGACGGCAGGTCGTACATCATGTCGATGAAGCCGTCGGAGGTCATCGCCGAAGCGTTGCCCGAGTTCTTGACGGCGATCGCGCCCCACGGGTGCCGGGCAGCGTTTGCCGCGCCGGTCACGTAGGTCAGGATGCCGTACGGCTTGTTGGTTCCGTTGCCCGACAGAAAGGCGATACCCTCCTGGCGGGAGAACTCGGTGTCGACCTCGGCGGCCAGCCATTCCTCGAGGTTCAGCGCCGCGTCGTCGAGGAGCTGCTGAGAGATGGCGGGGTTGGCGTAGAGCTCGCCCGGCGTGAAGTCGAGCGAGCCGATCGCCGGCGTGGTGGTGCCCGGACGGGAGGCCGTTTCACCGACCCAGCCCGAGCCGACGTTGCGGTCGGAGAACAGCTTCTTGAAGCCGGCCACGGAGATGGACTGCACCCGCGCGTTGGCGCGGATCGGCGAGATGCGCTTGAGTTTCGAGGTGATGGTGCGGTCCCACTCCACCGGGGCGAGATAGCCGCCGTTCGCGTCGGAGCCCTTGTCCATCGCCGCCGAAACCGAGCCCTTGCGCATGTGAGCCTTGAAGGCCGCCACGTACTCGGGATCGGTCGGGGGCATGTCGCCGACCTGCTCGCCCGGGCGAACGAGCGCGGCGGCGAGCTTCTTCTGCATGTCGTCGAAGGCGGTCTGGATGTCGCCGACGGCCGCGCTGATACGCTCGACCTTTTCGTCGGTGACGACGTCGGCCTTGCCCTTCAGGCGCTCGTCGTTCGAAACCTTGAAGTCTTCGAAGCTCTTCACGAGCTCGGCTAGCATCTTCTTCGGGTCGGACGCGTCGGCGCGGACGCCGAGGGCGCTGATGGCCCGCGGCCGAGCGGCGGCGAGCGGGGTCGCGAGCGCAAAGGCGCCCGGTGCAATGTGCTTCATCTGAAGCTCCTACTTAAAACGGAAAGCGATGTGGGCGGCCGGGAGCCCCGACCATGCGTCGTCAGCAGAGTCGCTCATGCCGACTTCAGAGGCAGAGTCGCTCATGCCTCGGATCTTGTTGATGCGCTCGCGCGCGTCGACGCGCGTCAGGCCGGCGCTAATGAGCTGCCGTTCCATCGCGCGTAGGTCGTTGACGCTCTTGTCCTTGGCCGCGGTGCCTTCATCCACGACGAGCTTGTCGGCGGCGAGAAGAGCATCGGCGAAGCCGCGCTCGATCGCCTGGCTGCCGGACATGAACGTCTCGGCGTCGAGCCACTTGGCGACGTCCTCCGGCTTCTGCCCGGTGCGCGCAGCATAGAGGTCGACCATCGCCTGGTCGAAGGGGGCGAGCCAGTCCGCCGTCTCGGCCATGGCGTGGCGGTTGCCGACGGCGACGACCCAGCAGTTGTGAATCATCAGGAAGGAGGCCGCGCCGATCTCGACGCGATCGCCGGCCATGGCGATGATCGAGGCGGCGGAAGCCGCCATCCCCATGACCTTGACCGTGATCTCCTGCGGGTGCTCGCGCAGAACGTTGTAGACCGCGATCCCCTCGAACATGTCGCCGCCGGGCGAGTTGATCTGGACCTCGACGGGTCGATCGCCGATCGCGCGCAGCTGCGAGGCCACCTTCTTCGCCGTGACGCCGCCGCCGGTCCAAAAGTCCTCGCCAATGACGTCGAACATTGTGATGACGGCGTCGCCTCGCTCAAGAGCACGCACGCCGGCGGCGTCTTGCCCCCAGCGGTCGAAGACGCCCGGGGGCGTCAGGGCGTGGACGTCCTGGCGCACCGGCAGCGGCATCGCGCCAGGGCGCGCCATCGCCATCACGCGCGGCATGGTGCGTCGCATGGGGTCACTCCTCATCTGCTGGCGCGCTTCCGCCGCCCAGCATGGGGTTGCCGAGTTGATCGCCGTCGGGATCCGAAGGCATGTCGAGCGTCTCGCGGACCTCGTTCGGCGTCATCCAGGCCTGGGTGCCGCCGGCGCCGAGCGCCTTGGCGAAGAAGTCGGCCTGATCTTTCATCGAGCCGCGCAGAAGCGCGCCCGCGTTGAACTTCACCTCGAGCGTTTCCGCCTCCTCGTCGGTGAGGAGCGAGCGCTCGGCCGCCTGCTGCCACGCCTCGAACCAAGGGTTCAGGCCGTAGCGGACGAAGAACTGGCCGAGCGCATCGATGCCCGAGCCCCAGCTCGTCTCGTCGATCATGAGGAGCGGCCTCGGCACGCCGAAGATGCGCGCGATCTCCTCGAGCTGCCGGCCGCGAGTCTCGTGGCTCTGCGCGTCCTTCGCGGTCGGGCCAAGAGCCTTGTATTCGAGGCCCTCTTCGAAGATTGGAGTGCGCCCGGCGTTGTCGGCACCGGAAAACCAGCCGGAGAAGTAGGCGCGCAGCCGCTCGATCGCGGACTCGCTCAGGCTTTTGGGATGGGTCAGGTAGCCGTTGATGAAGCTGCCCTGCCGGTAGAGCCGGCCAAGCGCGACGTCGGCTGCAATGGCCAGCCCGATCGCGTCGGCCGCCTGGCGAACAAGCGACATGCCGCGAATGCCGTCACGCGACATGCTGCGCAGATGCAGGATGTCGCGCTGTGGGAAGATTACCCTGGAGCCCTTCGTGGGCTCGTAGCGGTAGGACAGGCTCCAATCGGCGTTCTGGATGGGCGTCGTGCGTGCCGGATCGAGCGGCACGAGGCCGACAATGACGTCGCGCTGCGCCCGAAAGTCGCGCGACCGGATGATCCGTGCGTACCCGTCGCCGTCAACCAGCGCCCGCATCTGCATGAGCGTCCGAAAGTCGTAGGCCGTCTGCCACTCGTTAGGGCGCCGGTGCAGCACCTTGAACAGCGGGTTCGAGCGGTCCTTCTCCTTGGTCTGGCGGTTCACCAGATGCAGCGGCAACATGCCGATCGACTGCGAGATGAGGCTCACCGATCGGAAGACCGCCGGGTTGCGCATCGCGCGGTCGACGCTGACCTCGACGCCCGACGCCGAGGGATGTCCGCCGCGCAGGTAGTCGATCAGCGCCGGGTCATCGAGGCCGTAGAAGGCCGCCCCGCCGGCATCGGCCATAACGACTCCACGCGACTCAGCTTCCGGCGCGGGCGGGGCGTCGGGCCGGCCGCGGAATATGCTCAGGATGCCCATTCGACCTCACAGCAAAACGAGGCCGCGGTCCTCGTATACAGACTTGGTGGAGGCGGGCTCCGGGTTCTTGCTCATCACGACAACCGCGTCGAAGAGCGCCATGACAGGGTCGATCTTGGCATCGCCAGCCGACTGCTTAGTCGCCCGGATGGCCGTCGCGGTCGGCTCGATCTTCAGATTGCCGACGCACCAGTCCATCAAGGTGCTCGGGGCATGCCGGAAGGTGCCGTCGGCGAGCTTGCGCTCCGTCGTCTTGATCGCGTTCATCAGGCCGTAGCCCTGCGGGGCGCCGACGAGGATGCCGCTGTCTGCCGTGACGCCGATCTCGGCGAGCGCGTCGGCCAAGGCGCCGAGGCCGGCCGGATCGACCGCCACCGCGGCGAGCAGCCCCGCATCCTGGACCGCCTCGACCCGCGCGACGATCTCGGACAGGTCCTCCAGCGCGTCGTCGACGATCGTCAGCTCGCCGTCCGCCTCAAAGCCGCGAAGCGTCGAGGCGATAGCCTTTCGCCGCTCCAGGACGCTCTCGTGCGCCCAAGCGTGGCTCCAAGAGAGCCAACGACGGCTGACCTTCTCCCGCCCGATGACCGAGAAGCCGAAGAGGTCGTCCAGTCCGCCGCCATCGATCCCGATCACCACCGCTTCGCAGCGGTCGAGGAGCGTCTCGAAGGTGATCGTCGCATCGATCTGGCGCTGCCAGTAGTCGGCGCCGGGCCAGCGATTCGACCGCATGCCCATGCCGATCTCGACGTTGAGGTGCTTGGCGAGGAAGGTATTGCGGGTTTCCGGGCCCTTCTGTAGCTCCCGGCGAAGTTCGTCCTCTAGCCACTCCGCGCTGACCGAACGCCCGATGTTCGGGTTGGTCACGTAGAAGTTGGCCGGTTCGAGATAGGCCTGGCTGGCGACCATCTTCGGCGGGAACTCGTAGATGACCGGGAGGAACTTCCGGTCCGCCACCTTCCCGTCGCGAACGTCGCGCGCGTAGTCGAGCTTATCCTTGAACACGCCTGCCGGCGGTGCATCCGCCTGCGTCGTGATGGAGATCACGAAGCCCTCGGGCCTCGACACCAAGCCACCGGTCGCCTCGCGCAGCATCGCGTCGGCGTTCGGCTTCTTGCCGAACTCCCAGAGCTCGTCGATCAGGACGAAGGCGGCCTTCTTACCGACCACCGTTGCGCTGTCGGCCGCGACGACCTTGAGGGTTGCCTTGGTCGCGAGGTGCGTGATGGTGCGGATGTGGTCCTGGATGTGCAGGAACCCGCCCTCGGCCGCATTCAGCTCGGGATCGGCGCGGATCATGTCCGCCGCCGGCTTGAAGCTGTTCTGCGCCGCCTCGATCGTCGGGGCGAGGATCAGCAGCTCGTTCGACATCCGCCAGTTGCGGATCAGCGCCGTCAGCATGATGCCGGCCGCGAGCGTCGACTTCCCGTTCTTCTTCGAGATGCACAGGAAGAACTCGCGGATCAGCCGCCGGCCGTCGGGCCCGCCGGCGCCGAAGATCGCCGCGACGAAGTCGAAGATCCACTGTTCACCGACATCCCCGAACGTCGGACTGCCTGCGACGTCCACGACGCGCAACGCCTTGAAGGCATCCAGCGCGGCCGCGGCCTCGTCGGCGAAGATCGGCGGCGACACGATCAGGGAGCGGCGCCCGAGGATCCGCTCCTGCCAATCCGGACAGGCTGTCGTCCACTCCATCGCTTACTGCAGCGCCCGCGGCACCTGAGGCACCGCGAAGCGCCCGGCGCTCGAGGACTTTTCGGCCGTCTCCTGGCGAAGCGCCTTCTTGCCTTTCGGCGCGGCGGTCGCCGTCTCCGCAAGCGTCTTCACGGCCGTGGCGAGAGCCTTCAGCGTGGCGGCACGCGAGGGCAGCGAGACCGCTTTCATCATCGCCTCGTTGCGGCGCGGGCTCTCGTCGGCATCGGTGGCCTCGTCGATCAGCATGCCAAGCTCCCCGACGCGCGATGTCGTCGCGTCGAGCTCGTCCAGCATGCGCAGGACGAGATTCTGGCCTCGGCCGATGATCGCCTCCGGATCGGTCGTCTCGACCGTCACCGGCGTCATGGGCACCGAGTAGGTGACGCTGATCTCCCGCTTCTTCACGGGCGCTTTCGGGGCCTCGGCAAGGCGTGTCCACCCGCCGGCCTTAGCCCGTTTGCGAACAGCGGCCTCGGAAACTCGGTGCCAGCGCGCCAGATCGCGGATCGACATGTCGCCGTCGCGGAAATCCGTCTCGATAGCCGCCCAGTCGATGTCCAACTTCTTCGAAGTGCGCATGTCCTTCATGCGCACCAGTGCGCACCCTGCAATCATCCAGCCTGGGATTTATTCTCCGGATGAGGCCCCTGCGGGTCGCCACCCCCAGCCCTCCCCAACTTCCGATACCCCCACCCCTTCAGGCGAGGCCGAGCCGTCTGGCCCGCTCCCTCACGGTCTTCTTCGTGTGGCAGGAAGCGCAGCGACACCGCCCGTTGCGTGGGTCGTAGAGCGCGCCACCATCCTTCCGCTCGACGATGTGGTCGGCGTAGAGCTTCACACCGCCTCGACCGCCCTGCTTCCCGCAGTCCTCACACTTCCATCCGGCCTTGTTCAGGACGGCTAGGCGCCAGGCCTTGTGCTCGGGGCCGCGGTCGAGATCCGTTTCCTTGGGCGGCACTCTGGCGATGCGGGTGTCGAGCATCGGGATGGATGGGCGGAGCGTTGCGAGCTTCGCCATCAGCCCGCCAGCCTCTGCGCCACCTTCACCAGATCGACGCCTGCCAACCGGGCGTACCGCTGCAGCCCGAGGACAGCCGCCTCTTCTGCTTGCCAGTGCGGCCAGTAGGCTCCCTCGGCGACACCGCGCAGCGTCGGGCTGTGGCGGAGGCCGAGGACGTGAGCGAGTACCGCGTGCCCGACCTCATGCTCGACGCACATGCGCAGGGTGTCAGTGCCGTAGCCGAGAGCCTCGGCGCGGGCACGGTAGGTGGCGTCGTCGTTCGGAGCGGCCGGGACCGACAGGCCGTCAGCGAAGAGCGTCGTCACACCCCAGCGGGCGATCTCGATCTCGGAGCCGGCGAGGCGAAGGATCCCTGTCACGCGTCCTCGGACGTCAGGACGTTCGGCGGCAGGGCATGGCTGGCGATAAAGCCGGCGTCCTCCTCCCGCAGGTTGATGACGAAGCCGAGCCGCTTATCCTTCGGATCGAAGCCGATTGCGCTGAAGCACTCGAAGACGTCGCTCCACTGGACGATGTAGGCGTTCCCATCGGCGTCGAAGCCGACGAACTGCCCAGAGGCGCCGTTGGCCGGAAGGCCAAGAACGACGGTCTGTTCGATCATGGCTTGCGCCTTTCTACAGGATGGCCCCGGCGCCCGGGTTCGAACCCGGGACCTGCGGCTTTGGAGACCGCCGCTCTGCCAGCTGAGCTACACCGATGTGGATGGTTGAGGCGGGCGAGATCACTCTCGCTCTCGGCATCTGCACGTTGCCCGCGAAGCCTTGCGGATGCGGGATCGTTCCGAGACCTGGCTGTGCCCGTCTGTCCGGGCCGCCGCCTCTCAGTCCAGCGTTCTCCGGATCACTCGAAGATCCCCGGCGCTAGCTGGCGTCGTCCGGAGCGGTGCCCCACTCCTCAATCTCGTCCATCGTCATCTGAAGGATCTCGACCGAGCCGGGTCCGCTGTGTCGTGCAGCGATCTCCAGAGCCCGATCCATGCCGGAGCAGACGGCGAAGGGCTTCGTGTAGCCCCAGCCTTCCATGTTCACAACCACGACGTAGAGCGTCTGTGGGGCTTGCTCGGCTACCATCCTCGCTCCGCGTAGCAATCTCGGCAGATGCTACCAGGATCGCGCAGGTCGAGCGAGAACGATGAAGCCGGTCGCCATCGATGAAGACCGAGCCAACACAGCAGCCGTCGCATCATCTCTGTGCCCCAGATGCAGAAAGGGCCCGCCTGCGCGAGCCCATAAACCTTCATCCCCTGCGGAGTGGCGAGACCTCCGCGTGAAGCCGGGGTTTCCCCTGTCGCCTCGCATTCGCCTAGAGCACTTGCGGTAGCAAAATACCGCAGGTGCGTCAAACGTCTAGGCTGCCAGCGCGACATCCGCGACGGTGATGGTGCCGGCGATGTCGAGCTTATCCACAATCTTGCGCAAGCTAGGATCTTCCTTCGCCGCCTTGCGGAGCTGCTGACGAGCTTCGCGCGACTGCTTATCGAACTCGGCCTCGGCCTTCGCCTCCGCGGCGCGCACCATCATGATGTCGGCCAACGGGATCGGCAGCGGTCGACGTCCAGCATCGCTGACGATGCCGGCTACACCCGGCACTTGGCGAAGCTGCTCTTCGATGCCCTCCAACCCGTCCGGCGCGTGGACGAAGACATAGCCGACCATGAGCGCGAAGCGGCGATGCTTCCAAAGGTACGGACGAAGCCGATCACGGATCAGGCGCTTCTCGGCCGGCATGTAGAAGGCGAAGCCGGCATCGTCCAAGGCGCGCTCCACCGCCGAGCGGTTCTGATCCAGGCTCGGCACGATGCGGTAGCCCTTCCGACTGCGCGTGCGCTCGGTAACGTATTGGCGCCGCGGCATCTGAGCGCCGGGCGCGGTGCGGATGGCGATCCAGGTCATGCTGCTACTCCACTCGTCTGCAACTCGTTCACGCTCACACCCGCCGCCAGTCCCGACAGGCAAGCGTCCACATCGCCTCGCTGTCGTGCTCGTAGGGCCTCCCCTTGTGAGCGACCATCACGCCAAGGATCTTGTCGCGGCCGACAGCGGTGATCTCGATGATCGTTGGTCCAAAGCCCTCGTCGCCGACGAGGCGAGTGCCCGGCTGCCAACCATTGATGCGACAGACTTCCGCGTCGCTGAGAATCTGCGTCTCTCCGGTGGATACCTTGCTCATGCCGCCACCCCGCTCGTCTGCATCGTCCCACGCCGGATCAGGTCCGCGAGATGCCGCTGCACCGCAAAGATCCCATCCGCGCAAATCATCAGAGCCACGTCCATGCGCGCCCCTGCGCTATTCCCCCGATGGTGCCGACTGCCACCCCGTAACGGGCAGAGAGCTCCTTCTGGGAGAGCCGCTCTTCGTTCTTGCGAATGGCGAGAACGTCGGCCTCGGTCAGCTTGGCGGCAACGCATTTGGACCCTCTCGCCGAGGTGCCGTGAGCCACACGGTCCATCTGATTCTCGCTCGGGGTGGCCCATCGAAGGTGTCGAGGATTGACGCAGCCGAGGTGTCCTTTGCCGCACGAGTGCGCCGCCACGCTGTCGGCATTCGGGGCCGGCCCGTGCGCGAGTTCGCAGATAAAGCGGTGGGCCTTTATCTGACGCCCATCGACATGCATGTTCCCGTAGCCACGCGACGCCTTGGAGAATGGCCATGCGAGGCATTCGTCGCTTTGGCACTTGAGAGCCGTTCCTTCGACCCACGCCATCGCAGAGCCGGGCGATGACCGACCGGCAGTCGCGCTTCCGTGCTTCATGAGGCGGTAGTAGTGGTTTCGGCAGACGCCATGAGCGATCACCGAACGCTCGCATCCTTCGACAGAGCAGCAACTACGCAGCATGGCTCTCCCCCACCGGTGCCGATCTGATGAGCGCCGTTAGGGAGCGCTGGACGGCAAAGATGCCCTGATCGAGCAATACGTCGTTGAAGTCGTCGCCGAGCCTCTCGGGCATGACGTAGGGCTGGCCCGCCTGGCGCGCGCAGTGCTCGCCGGTGCCGAGGCCGTCGAACTGCTCCATCGGCTTGTCGTGGTCGGCGGCGATGAAGCAGCGGCCGCGGATGGTGCGCGCGAGGACCGGCAGATTGTAGGCCGAGAAGCCAATGATGACGGTGTCGCTGCGGCCGAGCCCGCGGAGAGCCGCGCGCAGGGACATGCCCGTCGCCAGCCCCTCGCAGAGCCAGGTGTCCGTGCCCTTGGACAGGCGATGGCAGGCGCCGCCCATTTCCCCGCCGGCAAGGAAGCGCTTCTCCCCGCCTTCCCAGATGAGCTGCGCGCTGGTGATGCGCTCGCCGATGCGCGCTGGCACGACCAGGGCCGATCGCGCACCATCGGGCACGATGTAGCGGCCGGCGATTTCGCGCACCGCGTCGGCGGCGATGACGAACCCGCGCTCGCTCGCGAACCCCTTGGCGGCGAGGTAGCCGTGCGGGGCGAGTCGGGCGCGGCGCACGAGCTCCTGCGCGATACCGGCGGCCTCGGCGGTCCGCCGCTGCCGATCACGGGCATCCCGAACTCTCCGCTCGACAAAGCGGCGCTTCACCTCCGGGTCTAGCGCACCCAGGCGAACGGTCGCGTTCTCCCCGGTCTGCATGTTTCTCGCCGTAACCCGATCGCCGTCGATCATCACACGGCCATCGTTCTTGCCGTTGCGGCCAGTGAGAGTATCGGCATAAAGCCACCGACCTTCCCGATTGTCTCGAGGGACAGTGATCCCTACGACAGCGCAGGCTTCGGAGACGGCTTCCTGGATGTCCATCACAGCCACCCCCAGCTGCGGTTGCGGATGATGTCACTGACCGCTGCTTGGCTGACACCATAGCGTTCGCTGATTTCTCGCTGAGACTGGCCGCCCGATGCGGCAGCCTTTCGGATCTCAAGAACGTCGGCTTCAGTCAGCTTGGCCTGGAGGTGTCGCTCTCCTCGATTATCGGTGCCGTGAATCAGCTTATCGGCAAAGTTGCCGGCCCTCGTCTTCCATGAAAGATGGCCGGGATTGACGCAGCCGAGGTGCCCTTTGCCGCAGGAATGAGCCGCGTCCATCCCGTCGCTCGGAGCCGATCCATGCGCCATCTCGCAAACGACGCGGTGAGCGTACTTGGATTTACCGTCGATGAAGACGCGCCCATAGCCGTTTCCAGCATCGGCGAAAGGCCAGCTCAGGCAGGCCTCATGCTTGCAAGTCAGGGCAGTCTCAATCAGCCAGCGCAACGGCACGCCCGGTGAAGCGTGACCAGCAAGCGCGTCACCATGGCGCTTCATGCGCTTATAGTGCGCGTCGCATAGCTGACGTGCCTTGACCTTTCGACTGCAGCCCGAAACCGAACAGCCTTGGCTGCCGCCTTCCTGGTAGCTGGGCGGCGGCACGATGCCGACCTCGGCGCAGGCCCTGTCGATCGCATCGTGCGGGGTCATCGGCCGGCCTCCGCAGCGAAGCGCTTCTCCATGTCCTGCAAGGCGCCGGTGAGGAAGGCAGCGACGCCGGGGTTGCTCGGCTCGCCGTCGACGAAGCTGTCGCGCAGCATCTCCAGGCGGCGGTGCGCCGTGTCGAAGTCGGACGATCGGCGGATGCTGCGGGGCACGTCGGGACTGTTCGGCGCGGCGCTCATGCGGCCCTCCTGGATCCATGTTTGCGGAAGCGTTTGACCTCGCGGTCGATCAGGGCCCACTCGTCGGCGCGCACGCCCGACGGATCGCAGGGCGCCTCGTAGAGGCCGCGAGGAAGCTTGTTGTTCGGGTAGATGTCCGACCAGATGCCCATCGCCCATTTGCGCGCGTGCTCGGCGCCGCGGCGGGTCTTGGTCGAGGTGAAGGCCAGGGCCGCAGTCCACATGCGCTGCGGATCGGCGAGGCAGTCGGCGCGCAGGCCGGCGCGCGGCGCGAATCCATGCCGGGTGGTGACGTCGAGGTCGATCAGCTCGCCCTGGACGATCTGGATCTCGCCGCGGCGGGGCTTCTCCCAACCGCAGGCCGGGCAGGCCTCGGCCTTCGCCTCCATCTGCATGCCGCACTCGCGGCAGAAGAGTGTCGTCTTCGGCCGCTCCTTCGGCTCGCGAACCACGCTGTCCTGCTTGGAGGCCTTGGACAGGCTGTCGACGCCGTACTCAAACAGCCAGGCGGTGTCCTCTTCGAAGGTCAGGCAGTTGCCGGAGTGGTCGAGCCACAGCGCGAACTCCTTGCCCGTCTCCTTCGAGGTGCGCATCGCGCGGCCCATCTCCTGGATGTGCGAGGAGAAGGACTTGCGGTAGGGCCGGCAGGAGATCCCGCAGAGGATGTCGGGGACGTCGAACCCCTTCGTCAGGACGGCGCAGCTAATCAGCCCGTGGATCGCGCTGTCGGCCTTCCGGAACTCGGCGATCTTCCGGTTTCGGTCCTCGTCGTCGCCGTCGAGGTAGCTGATCTGCTGGAAGTTGAAGCCGGCGGCGGCGAACTGGCGGCGGAGCTCGTCGCCGTGCTTCACCGATGGCGAAAACACGATCGTCTTCACCGGGCCGCCGAAAGCGATGCGCGTCTGCTCGATCCACGTCTCGACGACGTTGCCGATGATGGTGATGCCGCGGGCGCCGGCGTCCTCCTCGGCATACTCGCCCTTTCGGATCCGAGCGTCCTTCATGTCGGGCGTGACGCACGCCTTGATGCGGAGCGGCGCGAGGAAGCCTTCGGCCAAGAGCTTGTTGACGGTGGTCGAGTTGACCAGGCCATCCCACTGCGAATCCATGCCGGCGGTGAAAGGCGTCGCGGACAAGCCGATCACCCGGGCGCCGGCGGCTTTCGCGATCAGGTCGAGCGCGCCCTTGTAGACAGCGTGGCACTCGTCCCAGACGATCAGGTCCGGCAAGAGGTGCGCGCCGATGCCCTTCAGCCGGTTGCCGAGCGTCTGCACGCTGACGATTTGGACGAGCTTCTTTGGATCGGTGAGCGGGTGGTTGGCTTGAATGACGCCGTGCTCGATGCCGTGGCTGTCGAAGCGCCGGCTGGTCTGATCAACGAGCGTCACCCGATCGACGATGAACCAGACGCGCTTGCCCTTGCGCAGACACTCCTGCACCAGGACCATCGCCATTTCTGTCTTGCCGCTGCCCGTCGGGGAGGCCAGAAGCTGGCGTCGGAGTCTCTTCGAAGCGCCTTCTCGCAGGCTGCCGATGGCCTCCTTCTGGTAGGGGCGCAGGATGTCGAAGATGGAAGCGGGCGCCGCGTCGCTCATGCGGCCCCCGCCTGCGGCGCTTCGTCGATGATCTGGCCGCACCGGGTGATGAACCAGGACCAGTCCAGATCAGACACGCCGCGCAGGCGGTGGCGAATCAGGATGTCGGCGAATTGCTCCGCCCACTCCCTTGGCGCCTTGCCGTCGAACTGGATGATGCCGGCGCGCTCGTCGAACTCGGCGTTCTCGTCCTCCAGGAAGCGAACGATCGCCTCGTGGTGCTTGGCGATGAAGTCGGCGCCCCCCGCCGGGAGCTTCCGGCTGTTGACGATGCGCAGGTTGCCGTTCTCCAGAACGACGTTGGCGCCGCGCTCTCGCACGCGGGCGACGAGATCGGCGACCGAGGCCATCAGGCAGCCGCCCCGTTGATGATGGAGCCAGTCTTGGCGTCGATCACGACGTCGCCGCCGGTCCAGCCGCGCTTGCGCAGCTCGCCCATGGCCCAATCGAGGCTGCGCTTGTAGCTGACCTTGTCGGCGCTCTCCTTCTCGACCTGGATGCGCAGGACGCGGATCTGCTCGTCCTTACCCTCGATCACCTTGTCGACGCCGCCCTGCTCGAACTGGACGCGCATGGGTTCAAGGCGCGCAAGTCTGGCGTCCCGCTCGGCGACATCGGCCTCGAAGGCGGCCGCCGCCTCGCGCAGTTCGGCCACCTCGGCTTCAAGCTCGGCGATGCGATCCTCCGGCGCCGGTGCGACGGCAGGGGCAGGCTTGCGCCCCTCAATCGCGGCCTTCCGGTAAGACTCGGCTTCCTGGATCGACGCCGGCAGCTTGGCGGCTACCTCGTCGCGCTCGCGATCGTGCTCGGCCTGCTGCGCGGCGCGCGCCTCGCGCTTGGCCGCCTTGTCTTCGGCCGGCACGCCGATCTTGGCTGTGTCCTGCTGGTAGGTCGTGCCGCCGCGTGTGACGGTGCGCTTGGCGTCTATCTGTCCTCCGATGACAGATGGGCGAAGCGAGCTGACAAGGTTGTGGCCCACGCCGGCACGGCGCGCGATCTCGCGGTCAGACCACGCCGACCACTCCGGATCCTTCAGCAGGATCAGGACTGCCTTGCGCTTGTCGTCGTTCGTCCGGCGCAGGCCATGTGACGCGTTAGCGCCGACACTGAACAGGATGGCGTCGCGGGTCGTACCCTGCCGGACGTCGGCCTCGATTTCGACCGCACCGGCATGGCGATAGGCGTGGAAGCGGTGGAAGCCGTCGGCGAGCCGGTAGACCGTGCCGTCGAAGAACAGGACCACAGGCGGGAAGTCGGCGCCGTCGCGGATCGCAGCCGCATATTCGGCGACCACCTGCTCATCGAGGCCGACGCGGGACTGCGTGCCGCCGTCGATGCTGATGTCGGAGAGAGCGACGGTCGTCATGCTGCCTGCCTCGTGGGGATCTGCCAGGCCGCGAGTGCGGCCATCACGTCGTCGATCGTTCGGCAAAGGGCCCAGGGGACGCCATTGGCGTCACACCAGTCGCGAAGATCGATCTGCTCCGGCGACAGGGCGCCGCCGACGAGGCGCTTGACCTCAATGAAGAAGAGCCGCCCGGTCGGTCCGACGATCTCGATGTCCGGCCAGCCAGGCTGCGTGCCCTGACGCTTGAGCTTGGCGCCCTCCTTCTCCGAGCGCTTGCCGCCATTGGGACTGTGGTGGACGCGATAGGAGGACGGCAGGACAAGGACGAGAAAGTCGTAGATCGCCAGATGGGAGACGATCTCGCGGGCCTCGCGAGCGGCCTGGATGAGGCGCTTGCCGGCTGCGGTCATGCGGCGCCCCCGAACAGCCCGAACGCTTCCTCCTGCGGTTTCATCGCAGCGCGGCGACGACGGCGCTCATCCGGTCCGGCCATTGCCAGTTCCATCCGGCGGCGGATGTCGGCGGCGTATTCCTCCTCGCGCTCGATCAGGAGGGCGCGGCGGCCCTCGCGCCAGGCAGCCTCGCCCGTAGTGCCGGTGCCGCCGAATGGGTCGAGCACCAGCCCGCCCTTCGGCGTCACGAGGCGAACGAGATACTGCATGAGATCAACCGGCTTTACGGTCGGGTGCTTGGAGCCGATCCGGTCGTCGGCGTCGGCCTTGGCCGTGTAGAAGAACCGTGCGGCCGATCCGCCGGAGTCGCGTGGCAACACGGTGGGCCGCGGGCCGTAGTCGCCATAGACGGCAGTTCCGACCTTGGGGTCGAAGCTGTCGTTCACCTCACGCTGCTGCCCCGGTGCCTCCGGGAAGGCCGCGAGCACCTCGTCGCTGCCGTCGTGGATGAGGTTCGCGGGCCAGCGGCCGGCCGGATCACCACCACGCACGCCGGGCTTCATCGCGAAGTTGGTGCCGCCCTCGTCTTGGTACCGACGATCGGCGCTCGCTTCGCCCTCGCGATAGTGCGACCAGAGTTTCGAAGCGCCTGCGCGCAAATCGTCGTCAGTGGTGACGCGGCATCCATCGATCTCTACTGCACCGGTGCCCCACCGCAGGATGTTGGCCGTGCCGGTCGGCTCGCTGAACGGCTTCTGCCCCATGTAGATGGGCTCGACCGCTGGCTTAAGCGCCTGGCCGCCGTAGCGCTGCCCTTCGTAACCCTCGGCCTGGATGCGCGTCGCCTTCGGAAATCCTGAACCGAACACCCAGGCGATAAGCGGATGCGTGATGAAGCCGGCATCCTCGATCGCCACCGACATGCGGCCGAAGCCACGTGTGGAGGCGAATGCGAGAATGTAACCGCCTGGCTTGAGGACGCGCAGGACCTCGGCCCAGGTCTCCGGGCGGAAGGCGATGTCGCCGCCATCCCAGACCTTCCCCATGAAGCCGCGGGCAGTGCGATTGTGCGGGCCGCTCTTTGACGCGGTGGATTCCGTCCGCCCCGTCTTTGCGAAACGCTTGGTGATGGAGTGAAGGTGGTAGGGCGGATCGGTGACGACGGCGTCGATGGTGTTCTCGGGCAGCGAGCGGAGCACGTCGAGGCAGTCGCCGACGTGGAGCATTACGCGCCCGCCGAGAAGGCTCTCCGACATCACGCCGCCACCGCCAGGACGCGCGGCGCCTCTTCGATGTGCGAGCGATAGGCGCGCAGGGTCGCCGCCAGGATCGCGGCCGCCTCATCGTGGCCTGTGGCGTCGTACCATCGATGCCGGCCCCGAACGGCCGCAGCGAAGCGATTGCCCTCTCGGCGCACCCAACGGTCGGCGCCGGGGCAGAGGTGCTCGCGCAACTGCGCCGCGGCGGCCGGGTGGCCAACCAGCCCGTAGGCATGCTGGCGCCAGCGCTCAGCCTCTTCCTCGGCGACGATGTGCAGGTGCAGCGGCAGATCCGGATCGGGATCGTGGTCGGCAAAGCCGGGCTGCCCGGCGAGCCACTCGAGGATCAGCGTGTCGAGGCCGAGGTTCGGGCCGGCCGCGCAGTTGACGAGGCGATGGATGAGGAACTCGATCACGCGGCCGCCTCCGCCTGATGAGCAAGGCGACGAGCCACGGCAGAGATCGACGGGCGCGGACCAGCTTGTGGAGCCTGCGCGTAGTAGGCCAGCGCGGCCGCGGCGGATCCGACGTCGATCACGGCGTGGCCGACGCCGTATTCCGTGTCGATGACGAGGCCGAAGTCGGCGATCCGATTGCGCAGCCGGTGCATGACGACGCTGAGCTGAGAATAGTCCCGCTCGTGGGCGTAGACCGCCGTCTCGTTGGGGCCGGCCTCGCGGGACATGGCAGCGATGAGGTCGGCGCGCAGCACGCGGTTAGGACGCGCATCCAGCAAGGCTCGGAGGACGCGGGCCTCCTGCGGTCGGATGCCGATCCGCTTCTCGCCGCGCGACAGGGTGCGCCCGGCTTCATCGATCATGACCTTGCTGGCCGAAACGCGATGGCCACAGGTCGGGCAGCAGGCCGTCATGCCTTGCCTCCACGATAGCGATTGGGGGAGTTGAAGCCGTGGACTGCGCCGGCTTCGGACGCTTCACGCGTAGGTCTGGGGGATGAGGTGCGGGCCTGCTTGCCCTCGACGGCGCGGCGCGCGCGGCGGTCTATCAGCTCTTCAACGAGCTTCGGGCAGGCCATGCCGATCGGATGCAGGCCGGTGTCGTTGTCGGGGAAGCGCTTCACGACCGCCTCTCCGCGATGACATCGACGCAGAGGTCGACGCACTCGTTGCAGATGAAGGCCTTTGGGCCTGCGATCAGATGAGGAACCTCATGCTGGCTTTTGCCGCAGAAGCTGCAGTAGAGCGTCTCGACGGCTGGCTTGCCCCAGAGCACGCGCTCGATCTTCTCCAGCCGGGAGAAGATGCCTTGCAGCTCGGCCTTGGGATCAGCCGAAGTGGCGATCGACACCATGGGAGGGATGTGGGCGGGGTAGCTCACTGGCGCTCGCCCCCGGTCATGCGGACGATCTGACCGCTGGCCCCACCTTCGGCGTTGATGCGCGCCTGGATCCTCCGAAGCTGCGCGATTTCCTCTTCGATTTTCGCGTTGGCCCGGCTCGCCTCCTCCGCATCAAAGCGGCCGTCGGAGAGCGCCTCGCCCATCACGCCGTAGAGCTCGCCGCGAACCTGCCCGAGCCGGCAGAGCTTCGTTTCCCAAGGAACCGAGGAGACATCGGCCGAGAGCATCGGCACGAGCTCGTAGTTCTGCGCCCTCGCCATGGCGGTGGTGATGACCGGCGCGCCTGCCTCCAGGTCGAGATCAAGCGCCACGTCGATCGGACAATGCGTCTTCTGCTGCTCAATGTTCGCCGAGCCGTAGCGAGACAGAGAAGTGGCATCGACGCGTGTGGCGTGCTGCACGCTATCGCCGCCACCGGCCAACGTGATGGAGCGGCGAACGGAAGCCTTCAGGGCCAACCTGTCGTCGCCGGTGCTTTTGCGGAGGTCGCTCATCGGAAGCCTGTGCAAGACGAGAGGGGGACGATTTCAGTGACAAGGCCGTGATCGCGCGCCATCTTCGGCGCATGGATCAGGCGGCAGGATCAGGTGCGGGCAGGACGACGATGGGCGGAAGCGCCCTGCCCGCTTGCACTCGCCACAAGGGTCGGACGAGCGCAGGGTCCGCGCCGCGTGGGAGGACACGCGACGCGAATGGTCATTGCTTCCAGGCGAGCGAGGCCATGGTCGCGAGGGTCTTGCCGAGGCCCTCGGCTTGAAACGGATTGAGGTCGACCGTGATGTCGCCGAGGCGCAGGCGGACGAGCTTCTGCCGGCCGACCGTCACAGGCGCCACCATCAGGCAGGTGTCATCGAGCGGGATAGACGGGTCGAGGCGGATCATGCGGCTCTATCCCCGCTACTAAGCTTATCGAGAAGCTCGCAAACGAGCCTGTTGCTGTCGGCCAAGCAGCCAATCTGATGTCGGATGAAAGACTTAAGATCACTGCGACTGTATTCTGGCAGAGCATTCCAATGATCTACTGCGACCGACGCCATGCTCGACGCAGTAGATAATTCATGATGCAAGCAGGTTGTGCATTGAAGCCACTTGCTTCCCGCCTGCCGGACAAACATCGGTCGACCGCCGCAGCGTGGGCAATCGATCGCCTGGGACAAGAGGCGCGCACTCATGCCGCTACCCCCGCCGTCTCGACAAAATCGGACACGGAAACTGCACCGTCAGTCACCGCTGCGATCTTCGCGATCGTCTCGAGGCGAGGAGTGCGCTGGCCATTGAGAATGCGACTGATCGTCGAGGCAGGCACGCCTACCCGCACAGCGAACGCCGCTGGCGATAGTTCGTGCTGCGCGAGGTAAGTGGAGAGCTTCATGCCCTCAGTTATTTGCCATATGGCAAGTTAAGTCAAGGGCGATTTGCCAAATGGCTATGGAGATAACCACGCTCGCCGTCGATCATTGCCACATGGCGATTTTGATGGTGCGCGACTTCCGGGAGCAGGCAGGCCTCACATTGGAGGACTTGGCTGGAGACATCGAGATTTCGGTGTCCCAGCTCTCGCGTATCGAGACTGGCAAGAGGGAGGCTCGGTTAGTGGAACTCCAGCGAATAGCGGACAGGCTGCACACGAAGGTTGGAGCGCTGATCGGCGAGCCGACGCCAATCGAGGTTCCGATCGTGTCATGGGTCAGTGCAGGCCTCATGCACTCTCAGGACCCCATTCGGAACGTCGATGTTCAGCGCAAGGTGCAGATCAGCGATTTGCCGCCGGGCGACTGGATGGGGCTGGAGGTCCAGGGCGACTCGATGGACCGGATCGCCCCTCCGGGATCGATCATTGTCATCGACCGCAAGGACATCCGCCCCCGCGATGAGCGCTTCTACGTGTTCGGTTATGACGATGACGGCGGCGGCACGACCTTCAAGCGATTCAGAAGCGGCAACCCTCCTCGCTTGCAGCCGTTCTCGACCAATCCTGACCACGAGACAATCTACCCGCGAAATGGCTTGCGCGTAATCGGCCGCGTGCGTCGCGTCATAACTGATCTCTGAGGATGGCCAGCATGCGCATGCCCCGTCTTACCGCATGCGCGTCGATCCTGTCGCTCGCCGGCTGCGTTGCGCCGTCGACGGGCTTGCCTCCACCGACGCCTCCGATTGATCCCGACTTGGCTGGGATATCCCTCACCCTCTCATCTGCCGAGATCCAGGTCGTCGAGGAAGGCGTTCGGCGCTCGATGAAGGACCCGATGAGCGCAATGTTCGATGGCATTCGCGGCGCCATCAACGATCGCGACTCGGCGAGCGCATGCGGCTTGGTGAACGGTCGCAACAGCTTCGGCGGCTACACCGGCGACAAAATCTTCGTTGGCGTCTTCAACCAACAGAGGACGGTGTTCGCCCCATCGGCGATCGCCGTGACGCCGAACGACGCCGTGGCAATCTACACGCTCTGCCGGCACATCGGCGCGGTGCCATGAAGATCGCCGAGGATCCGCCAGCCAACGATGAGCCGACGGCTTGGTATCGGCTGACGCTACTGGGGCGGCAGGTGCGGGACGAGGGAGCGGCGTAATGCCTGCGGAGACGTTCGAAGAGACGCGAAGACGCATCGAAGAACGACGCCAGCTCTTTGAGCGCGTGGATGCGATCCCGGCGGATCAGATCGTCAATTTCGAGATATCCAAGGGCGATTTGGCGCTGCTAATCCGCTCACAGTCGGAGTTCTTCGAAGCCGTCGAAGAGCTGAGTGACGTGCTGCGGCGGGAGCTTGGATCAAGGAGCCGCGTCGGCATGTCCGCCATGCACATCAGCCGCGCACGCTTCGACTTCGAACGGGCGACCGACGGCATCCTTCGCAAGCTAGTGGAGTCGCTTGATGGCGAGGAGTGACAGCGACAGCCTCGTCTCGCTGCTCGAGGAGCGGCAGCGTCGGATGGGAGAGCAGCAACCCGACGCAGATCCTACCCTCTCGACAGGCGGGGGTGGCGGGGGCACATATGACCGTATGGAAGCCCGGATCACCCAGCTTGAGAAGGACGCGCAGGATGTGAAGCTGCGCCTCGCGAGCATCGACGCCAAGATGGCGACGAAGGATGACCTATCAGCGATTCGCGCCGATGTCGGTGAGATCAAGGGCATGCTGAAGGCTATGCCGACGACCCTACAGCTTCTCGGGTTCGTGGTAGCGATCTTCATCGCGGCCGGCGTCACGCGCATCTTCCTGCCTTAGCAGGAGCCTGCATCATCCTGCATGATCGCGATCGGGCACATGCTCGGCCGTTTTCGTGCGGGCGCAGCGTCAGAGAGGCGCCGATTCCACACGGCAGCCGGCCACCCTTAAGGCCATATCGTGTAGGGCTTTGAGGCCGCGATTCCGTCCGCAGCCCGCCACCCCTCACCGCCTCTACCTGACACGTAGAACGAAAGTCCGGAAGGGTGGAGAGAAGCCCTCCTTCAGGCGGTTCAGACCTTAGGAAACGATGCAGAAATCCCTGGGCTGACCGGGCATCTGCCGGCCGCCAGGGTACTGCGCTTCCTTCAGCTCGGACGAGCCTTGAGGTTTCCACGCATCCCCGGCACGGCATATGGCGCCGCGTTCCCTGCCCGGTTCATGCTGCGTTTCTATCGGCTCAGGAAGCCTCACGAGCGGGGTGCGCAGTCCCCTTGCCGTTGCTCGTCCCTCGGGTTGGTTGTTGGCCGCTGACCCGCCAGCGATAGACGATCCCGTTCCTTCGGCATTCTCATGGGGCGGAACCCCTTCGTCACCCTACTGCACCTGGTCCAGAGCCCGCATCTGTCATCCGAGGACAGATAGCTGAGCCCTCGACCCGTGAGGCCATCCCTTTCGGGGTAGGCGGTCCATGAGGAGCGACTGAGTCGTTCTGACCAGTCGCACGACATATGTGCGCGCGCTCGCTGGTTCCGGTCAAGATTTTTCTTGCCATTTGGCAAAAACCATTTGACGGCTCTTTTGCCAAATGGCAACATCCATCCATACCCGCCACGAACTGGCCAGATGGAGGCCTCCGATGCAGCACGCACTGACAATGCCGTTTGGCCGTTCGGCCGCGGCAAGCATCGACGACTTGGACGCGCAGCTCGACCGAGAGCTCGACGTGGTGTTCCGCCGCAACGAAGGCCTCGACCTTGAGGAGCCGGCGCCGGTCGGCGTCACCGATCCCCTCGGCTTCTGGGGCGTGCTCGGCCTCGTTCTTCTGGCGCTGATCGTCGGCGCTCTGGCTGGCGGCCTCGGTGCCTTCGTCGCTGCGGCGCCTTCCTCGTGCGAGGTGCTGTGATGTCGGCGCACTCTCACGACGCGGCCGTTCTGGCGCTCGACGCCCTGATCGAAGCCGCTGACAAGCTCCGCAGCCAGATCGTCGGCCTCCCGCGCAACCAGGACCGTCACACGATCCTCGCCAACCAGTGCGCCATCGCTCCCCGCGTTCGCGCTCTGCCGGAGGTCGTCACCAACACCTTCGCCGCCGTCGGCGAGGTCGGCATGCCCGGCGACGTGGAAGTGTCCGACCGGATCGGCATGCGCAACGCGATCGACGACGCCAAGGCCGACATGTTCGGCGCCGGCTGGTCGACCTTCAAGGCCGGCATCGAGCCCCGCGCGCCGCAGCAGACCTGCCCCGACTTCATCCGCGACCGTTCTCTCGAGGTGACGCTGTGATCCGCGACACGCCCGCCCGCCGCCGCGCCAACGGCAATTCCTTGGCCGTCCTCGCCATCACCATCGGCGCCATCTTCGTCGTCGCCATGGGCAACGTCGGCGCCCAGCGTCAGGCCGAATGGCTCGTCGTCGAGCAGGAGAGCGTCCACCAGGGCGCCGGGCTGTTCCGGTGATGCGCTTCGGACCGCTCGCCTCCTGCCAGTCGCGAATCCTCGACTGGCTTCCCGCAATCAACGCCTGGATCAGGCTCTACCGTACCGAAGGGCCCGCCGCATGAGCGCCGTCCAGACCTACAATGGCGCGCAGCCGCCGGCGCCCGTCGAGACCCGCGGCGCCACCATCCTGCAGATCATCGAGCGCGTGGCCTCCATGCCCGAGCTCGACGCCGACAAGATCGACCGCCTTCTGCAGATGCAGGAGCGCATCATGGACCGGGAGGCGGAGACGGCCTTCCTCGGCGCGATGCAAGCCGCCCAGGCGCAGATGCCGCGGGTGACGCGCGACGCCTCCAACAGCCACACCCGCTCGCGCTACGCTCGTCTTGAGACGATCAACGCCGCCATCGGCCCGATCGTCACCGGAAACGGGTTCAGCCTCTCGTTCGGCACGGACACGTCGCCGATCACGGACCACTATCGCATCACCTGCGCCGTATCGCATGTCGGCGGCTTCACCCGGCATTACCACGCCGACATCCCGGCCGATGCTGGCGGCGCCAAGGGCGCGCAGAACAAGTCGGCGACCCACGCCTTCGGCTCCACCATGAGCTACGGCCGCCGCTATCTCACGATGCTGATTTTCAACGTCGCCCTCACCGACGAGGACGACGAGCGATTTCATCGGAGCCCGAGACATGCTCCGCGCCAAGGGGAGGAAGTCGTGAGCCAGATCGTTCAGGGCACTCCCGAGTGGTTCGCCGTCCGCTGTGGCAAGGTCACGGCCTCGCGCGTCGCCGACATCATCGCCAAGACGCAGAGGGGCCCGGCCGTTTCGCGTGCCACCTACCTCGGCGAGCTCGTCGCCGAGCGGCTGACCGGCGTCCCGGCGGAGAGCTTCTCCAGCCCGGCGATGCGCTGGGGCACAGAGACCGAGCCGCAGGCGCGCGCCGCCTACTGCTTCTACCGTGACGCCGACGTCGCCGAGATCGGCTTCGTGCCGCATCCGGCCATCCCCTCGACCGGCGCAAGCCCCGACGGGCTGGTGGGCGACGACGGGCTCATCGAGATCAAGTGCCCGACCACGGCCACGCACGTCGAGACGCTCCTGTCCGGCACGATCGCCGGCAAGTACGTCACGCAGATGCAGTGGCAGATGGCTTGCACGGGCCGCGCTTGGTGCGACTTCGTCTCGTTCGATCCGCGCATGCCCGGGGAGATGCAGATCTTCATCCAGCGCGTCGAGCGGGATGAGGCGGTGATCGCCGAATTAGAAGAGGCTGTCGTCGCTTTCCTCGGCGAGCTCGAGGCGAAGCTTGCGGCCCTGGCCGAGCGCTTCCGGATGCAGGAGGCGGCATGAGCACGCCCCTCGCCTACGTTTGGGAAGGTGACGCTTTCCGGCCGGCCAATCCCTTCATGGCCAAGCTCGCCGACCAGCAGTTCGTCATCGGCGAGCGCTACATGCTGGAGCGCCATGAGGCGCGCAGCACCAAGAGCCACAATCACGAGTTCGCCTGGCTGGAAGAGGCTTGGCAGAGCCTGCCGGAGCACCTCGCGCCGGTCTACCCCACGGCAGAGCACCTGCGGAAGCGTGCGCTGATCGAAGCAGGTTTCTACGACGAGCAGGCTGTCGATGCCGGCAGCCATGCCGCCGCGGTGCGCCTCGCTCGCTTCATCGGCAAACGCGAGGAGTTCTCGCTAGCTCTCGTGCGCGGATCCATCGTCATCGTCCGGACTGCCAAGTCGCAGTCGCGGCGCTGGATGAACAAGGCCGAGTTCCAGGAGTCGAAGGACGGCGTGCTGCGCGTCGTGGCCGGCATCCTCGGCATCGCTCCCGAAGAGCTTGGGAGGGCCGCCTGATGCCGCGCACCGTCAAGGAGTGGATCGGCAAGACGGACGATTCGATGCCGGGCGAGACCGTCCGCCTGCGCATCGCCGCCCGCCAGGGTGACGCCTGCGCCGAGTGCCGGCGGGAGCTCTCCAAAGTGAAGTCCACCGCCTGCGACCACATCACGCCGCTCGCCGACGGCGGGCCTAACGCCGAGAGCAACCTGCAGATCCTCTGCGGCGACTGCCACGGCTTCAAGACCGGCCTGGAGAACAGCCGCCGGGCCGTCGAGCGCGGCCAGAAGGCCAAGCACCTGAAGCTCGCCGGCAAGAAGCGCACCACCTTCCGCCGCCCTCCCAAGGGCACCCGCTACGAACAAGGCCCGCACGGGCTGCGAGCCGTGAGGCCCTCCGCATGACCGCCCTTCTCATCACAGGGGCGCTCGTCGCCCTCCTCATCGAACGAGCACAAGCCCGCATCGACCAGATCGAGGAGATCGGTCAATGACCTCCGCCGCCTTCTACCTCACCCTCTACCTCGCCGCCGGCCTCGTCATCGCTCTTATCGAGCATCGTGGATGCCGAGGCTTCATCACCACCAGCCGCAAGCGTGCCCTGGCGAACATCGCCGTCATGACGGTTGGATGGCTTCCGTTCGGTGCTTTCCTGGCGATCGTGATCGCGGTGGCTGCGTTCGTCGACTTCTCGGAAGAGGAGGTGGGACTGTGAGCCACCATCCCATCCGAGACCTCGAAATCTGGCATTACACGGGCGAGCACGGCGCTCTCGCCTTCTTCGGCGACGGCAGGGCCTTCCCCACCTACTTCCGCGGCCAGGACGCTGAGGAGGCCATTTCGAAGGCCGAGGCATTCCGCGCCGAAACCATCGCAAGGCACGAACAGAGCTTCATCGCTCGATCTGAGGCGTCCGAGAAGGCGAAGGCGTCCGCGGCCCGCAAGAAGGCTGAGGAGGGCGCGCGATGAAGACGAACGAGAGCTTCGCGTCTGCCTCCTCCTCTCGATCCGACATGCTCAGGGATGTACGGGGCTTCATAGAGCGCGGCTGGACGCAGGGTGCCACGGCACGAGATGCTGAAGGCTTCCGGTGCGTGCCGCGTGACCCGCGGGCGGAGTGCTGGTGCCTACTTGGCGCCGCGGTGGCCGTGGCCGTGGCCAAAGGCATTACTGACCCGCTCGCACGTTCGCTCGGCTTCGAAACCGGCGTCGCCATGGTCATCTGGAACGACACGAAGGGCCGCACGAAAGCCGAAGTGCTCGCCCGCATCGACCAGGCCCTGGAGCGGGCGGGTGGTGGCGAATGAGCGGCTTCAAGTGCGACTGCCTCGACGTGATGGGCGCCAAGCTCGCCGAGCACAACACGAAGATTTGCGTGACGATGGCGTTCCCGCGCGACGGATCGCCCGGCTACGTCCTGCCGAAGATCGACACGGAGAAGATCGAGAAGCGCAACCGCAAGGGGCCCGCTCTCGCGATCCCGACTTTCTGCCCGTTCTGCGGGATCAAGGCTGGCGCTGAGCCGCCGGCCGTCGCCGCTCCCTCCTTCGATACAGGTGCAGCATGACCTCCGCCCCGAACGGCGCTGAGGCGCTGTCATCCTCCCCCGTATCCATGCAAGACAATGCTGAGGGGGTGAAGCTCCTTCCATGCCCTTTCTGCGGGACGACACCGGACATCAACAGCCCGGCGACCTTCCAATCTAGCCAGGGCACCAAGTGGGGCGCCGTGGTGTGTTGCTGCACGGGGCCTGAAGTCCGCACCGGCTACGGCCCGGTTGAGGAGTGGCGGGACGACGCCATTGAAGCCTGGAACACCCGTGTCTCCTCCTCCGTCCCGTCTGTCGATGTCGGGGGAGATGGGAATAGGCTGCCGCGAGGCGTGGCAAGTGCGGCAGCGTACGATGTGCTGGCCGAACGCCGCCGGCAGGTCGAGGCGGAAGGCTGGACGCCCGAGCATGACGACCAGCACGAGGGCGGAGAGATTGCCCTTGCCGCGGCCTGTTACCTGACAGGCCGGGCAGACCTGTGGCCGTGGTCGGGCTCTCCGAAATTCAAAGACCTTCGCACCGATCTCGTACGAGGCGTGGCGCTTGGTCAAGCTGAGATCGAGCGCCTGGACCGCGCCGCGCTGGAGGGCAAGGCCAATGGCTGACGCAAACACCAGCGCCCGCGAGACGCTGCTTCTTGCCCTCCGCCTCCGCGCCCAAAGCGTCGCTCTCGGGGAGCCCGGTGATAGCGGCGCTGATCTACCGCGAAGGTCTGCATCGGCGGCGGAGGGTAAGCCAGTAGCGTGGCGCTGGACCAGCTCGTCATGGCAGAACGGGAGTTGGGTTCTGACACACGTCGAGCCCGATGCCGGTCCGTTCCGTACGATCGAACCTCTCTATGCCGCATCCGCCCTCACCGCCAGCCCTGCGGGCGATGATCCCAAGGCCCTCGTTGCGGCAGCCCGATCTTCATCCACCGAAGCCGTAGAGCAGGAGGTGGAGAGACTGCGGGAGTTGATCAGTTTCGCTCGCGATGTCGCGGTCGTGTCGATCGCCTATTGCGGTCGCGATTGGGGCACCCCGCGCGAGGGCGCCACCATGGACAACCTGTCGTCCCTGTGGCGCGATCTCGATGCGAAGCTCGCCGCTCTCGCCCTCTCCTTCCCCAAGGTCGAGAGCGAGCGGGAGGGTGGACGATGACCACCTCCCCCGATGAAGGCGTGCGGCGTGCGGCGCAATTGCGACGCGTCCGCTGCGACATGAGCGCGGCCCGAGCCTACTACAACGAGATCGATCCGGACGCCGCTGCGGTCCTGCGCGAACTCATAACCGACGACGTGATCGCTCCGGGCGATGTCGACACCCGCTCCATTCAGGATGTTCGAGCCGATGACCTGCGCCCTTACACGCAGTGCCATTTTTTCGCCGGCGGAGGTCTCTGGTCAGTCGCAGCTCGACTTGCTGGATGGCCTGACAACCGCCCCCTGTGGACCGGCTCCTGTCCTTGCCAGCCCCTCTCGCCGGCAGGCCGCAAACGCGGCGCCGACGATCCTCGGCACCTGTGGCCCGACCTCTTTCGCCTCATCCGTTCCCGAAGGCCCCCTGCATTCGTGGGAGAGCAAGTTGCGGGACCGCTTGGCGACGTGTGGTTCGACGGAGTGCACGCTGATTTGGCGTCGGCGGGTTACGCCTCAAGGGCTGTCGATATCCCGGCTTGCGCGCTCAACGCGCCGCAAGAGAGGGAGCGACGCTGGATTGCTGCCTGCCCCGACAGCGTCGGACGGCGGGCCAGAGTGGTCGAAGGCGAAGTCCCCCGCCACAACGGGGCTCAAGCTCGCGACCGTTCTCGGTGGCCGTCCCCATCCAGCGTTCCTCGCCTGGATGATGGGGTTCCCGGCAGCGTGGCTCTGCGCCGCATCGCGGGCAATGCGATCTACGTCCCGCTGGCGGCCGAAGTCATAGCGGCGCTGATGGATGCTCTCCCCGAAGTCCCCTACGCATTGGAGGCAGCATGAGGATCATCTGCTGGATCAAGGGGCACGTCTGGCGCCCGCTGGAGCCTGCCGAGGCCTATCCCGCCAAGGAGGGGCGTAGCTGCCTCAGGTGCGGCCTGACGGAATGGAACTGGTATGGCCAGTTTTGGGCTCGGCGGCACATTAGGACCGGAGGGCCCCATGGCTAACCCCTCCCCCGATGAAGGCGTGCGGGCGGCGCTGGCCAAGCTCTGCACTGAGTATTGGCGGGCTGGATACGACTGCGCTTGCGGCAGTAGCGATGACGGATCGCTTGAGCGCATGACGGCAGAATTTCTCGCCGCCCTCTCCACCCCCGTTCCCGAAGAAGGGCTGCCGCGAGGATCTGCATCGGCGGCAGAGGGGGAGCCGGTGGCGTGGCGGTGGCGCACTCGCCTTGGGCACTTCGTGGCTCAGGCGGGCGTCGACTACCCTTATGTGCACGAGGATCTGCGCGACACCATGGAGCCCCTCTACAGCGCCGCAACTCTCGCGGCAGAACGAGCGAAGGCAGAGGAGGCGCTGCGCGCCCGTATCGTCGCCAAAATCCGCGATGTTGCGACGCGCTTCGAACGGCGCTCGGCCAGCCAGAACAATCATCGTGCTTTGGCCGACGCCCTGGAGAGCGGTCACCTGTTCGGCGAGCGTTACCCTTCGACAGAAGCCGGTGATGGCGTTGCGTCAGCCCTCCCTTCACCCCTTCCTTCGCAAGGGGAGCCGGTGGGCTATGCCTATGCCGACTCCCTGTCGCGGCTCGCGAGCGGCCGGGTGGACTCGTGCGCGATCTTCCGCCTGGACGATCGCTCTCCGCTCGATGTCCCCCTCTACAACGCCGAAGCCCTCGCCGCAGAGCGAGCCCGCGCGGACAGGGCGATCCAGGACGAGAAAGAAGCTCGTGCCGAACTGGCCACATGCTGGGAAGCGCTACAGGCTCAAACGGCCCGCGCGGACAGGGCGGAAGAGGACGTGCTGGACCGGCTCTACGACAAGGCGAGCGAAGAGGGACGCGCGTGCTCATCAGTCACCCTGCGGGAGGACGCCCGTCGCGCCGCCGGTTGGCTTTTCGGAGAAGGCGCTCGGTCGGCCGAAGTTCGCACCGCTCTCCGCGCCCGCAACATCCTCAAGGAGACGCCCGATGAAGCGCGATGAAATCGGGCTGCCGCAATCCCCTGCGCAGGCGGCAGAGGGTGACGTGCTGAAGGCCGCTCTGGAACGCATCGTCAACCCCATCGGCTTCATGCAGAAGCAGGCCGAGGCCACGGGCTTCAAGCTCGACGGCCACATGGCGATGACGCTGTCGAACGATGCCAACTACCTCAAGGGCATCGCGCAGAAAGCACTGGACGCCCTATCCGCAGAGGGATCTGGAACCCTCGCGGCAGCCTCCATCTCCCAATCTGAAGGAGACCGCCGCGCTAAGGATATGCGGGAACGCATCCTCCAAGCGATCCGCGAAACGCCCGTCATGGCAGACTTAACCGACCGGCCCGACACTTTCGCGGAAGGCGTGGATGCCGCCGAGATGGCGTTCATCAAGACGATCCGCTCTCTCCCTCTCCATCCAGAGAAGGCACAGGAGCGATGAGCCCTCATCTGGACGACGTGCCCCTGACGCTGGCCGAAGCCTGCGCCGAAATCTTCCGAGGCACCATCACCCCCGCTACGCTCCGCGCCGAGGCACGACGCGGACGCCTGACCATCGAACGCATCGGACGACGCGACTTCGTGACCCGAGCCGCCTTGAAGGAGATGAGGGAACAATGCCGCGTCAATCCAAGGGAGCCCGTCTCTGGTCCGACAAGGCCAGCGGCTTCTGGTTCATCCGAGACGGAGCGATCAAACGCAGCACTGGCTGCCGCTCTGACAACCGCGCGGGCGCTGAGGACGCCCTCCGCGCTTACCTCGACACGAAATACGTCCGGCCAAGCGACAGTCGTGCCTCTCGCCTCTTCGTCACGGACATCCTGATCTACTACGGCCGGGAGATCGCGCCCGGCCAGAAATCCAAGGCGACGAGCTACGCCATCGAGCCGCTTGCGACGTGGTGGGCGACGAAGAAGCTCTCCGACGTGAAGCGTTCGACGTGCCTCGCCTACGTGGAACACCGCAGGAAGCAGCCGATCCGCCAGGCGAAGACGGACGAGGCCCGGAAGAAGAAGGTTTCGGAGGAGACCGCCCGCCGCGAGCTGACGGTCCTACGCGCCGCCATCAATGCCTATCACGAGGAGACGCCCTTGGACGCCCTGCCGATCGTGACGCTGCCGCCGGCCTCCCCGCCCCGCACGCGCTGGCTGACGCGCGACGAGGCGGCGCGGCTGCTCAAGGCGGCTCGCCGGTTGGAGGACAAGGACAGCTCGCGCGCTCTGGTGCGGTTTATCCTGCTCGGGCTCTACACCGGCACGCGCTCGGGCGCGCTGCGGGATCTCGGCTGGATGCCGAACTCTCTCGGCGGATGGGTGGATCTGGAACACGGCGTCATCCACCGTCGCGGCGAGGACGAGGCCGAGACCAAGAAGCGCAAGCCGCCGATCCGCATCCCCGACCGCCTCGTCGGCTCACTCGCGCGCTGGCACGCGGCCGACATGACGGAGACGGAGAAGCGCAAGCCGATCCCCTTCGTCATCCACTATCGCGGCAAGCCGGTGGACAAGCAGCGCAAGTCGTGGGCGGCGGCGCTGGAGAAGGCCGGGCTGCCGAAGGACATCACGCCGCACATCCTCCGCCACACGGCGACAACGTGGCTTCTTCATGCCGGCGTGAAGCCGTTTGAGGTTGCGAGCTACGTCGGAATGTCGGTGCAGATGGTCGACGACGTGTACGGCCACCACTCGCCGGAGCACCAAAAAGAGATCGCCGCGAACATCGGTCGGAAGCCCGCCGGAAAGGCGAAACTGTCATCGAAACTGTCACCTGTCAGATCGGCCTGAGCCGGACCTACCGCTAACAGCATGAAAGGATTGAGGAAAATGGTGCTGCGAGAGAGGATTGAACTCTCGACCTCTCCCTTACCAAGGGAGTGC